ATGTTATTTACGGATGAAATTCTTGAAAAAATCTTAATAAGAGAAGATGTGTCAAAGGTTCCGCTTGTGTATCAGTCAGCGATGATACACGCAATCAAGGAAGTATTGGAGGAAGAGAATGTATCAAATGCAAAATCAGAATATGGCATTTAACCCAAACCCAAGCTATGCCGCATATCAGTATAACCCAATGCAGAGGTTCCAACAACCAGAGCCACAGATTCCGCAGATGCAACCGCAGTTTCTTGGAATCCAAGGAAAGGTAGTACAGTCGGAATCGGCGATCATGGCGAATGATGTACCTATGGATGGAAGCGTTGCGTTTTTCCCAATGCAGGACATGAGCGCAATCGTTGCAAAACAATGGGATGCCAATGGAACAATCAGAAAGACCGTTTATAAGCCTTTCAATGAGCAGATGGCAGATTCTTCAAGCGATGATAAAAGAATTGAAATAGGGCTATCTGATGATGCGACAAAGGCTATTACTGACAAATTAGATTGCTTGTTTGGAAAGATGGAAGAGTTGGAAGATAAGTTATCTTCGCAAACGCAAAGAAAATCTTCACGAACACAAAAGGAGAGTGAGTCTTAATGAATCCTATGCAGATGTTACAGGGAATGAGAAACCCACAGCAGTTTTTACAACAAATGATGGGGAACAACAGCGTAATGAGCAACCCTATGGCGCGCAATGCTATGCAAATGGCACAAAAGGGAGATTCCAAAGGCATTGAGCAGATGGCTAGGAATTTGTGCAAAGAAAAGGGGATTGACGCAGATAAGGCTTTTGAGTCATTTAAAAGCCAATTAGGAATGTGATACTAATTCTTGCAAGATTATGTATATAAAAATGAATTATGGAGGTAAATTCTATGTTTAACACAGGTAATTGTGCATCCGTTCCGCTTGTAGCGAACATTGACGGAAACGGAAATAACAATGGATGGGGCGCAGAAGGCTCATGGTTATGGTTCATTATCGTTATCTTTGCCATCTTCGGATGGGGTGGATTCGGTAACGGATTCGGAGGAAACGGAATGAATGGTGGTGTCGGAAGCGAAATCCAGCGTGGATTTGATAATCAGGCGGTTGTGTCAAAACTTGACGGAATTACAAACGGACTTTGTGACGGATTCTATGCAGTGCAAACAGGCATGAACGGCATCAACACAAACATTTTGCAGACCGGGTTCGGCATTCAGCAGGCTATCAATGCTGATACAGTTGCTAATATGCAGAATACAAATACATTACAGTCACAGCTTGCTAACTGCTGCTGTGAAACAAGAGAAGCTATCCAAGGCGTAAACTACAACATGGCACAGAACACTTGCGCATTGCAGAACACCATGAACAGCAACACGAGAGACATTATCGACAGCCAGAATGCAGGAACACGCGCTATTCTTGATTATCTCTGCAATGAGAAAATCTCTAGCTTACAGGCAGAAAATAATGACCTTCGCAGAGCGGCTTCACAGGATCGTCAGAGTGCATTACTTACAACTCAGATGGCAGCTCAGACACAGCAGATTATCAATGCAGTAAATCCGTCTGCCATTCCGGCATATGTTGTACCTAACCCAAATGCTTATGCATATGGATGCGGATGCAACACAGGATGTGGCTGCTAAAACTAAATAATTGAGTATCTTAATTGAGTTTAACTCAATCATGTCTGCTATGCAGTATTACTTATAATCAAAGGGCAGACTATAATGTTTGCCCTTATTTTTGTGAAAGAGAGGTAAAAATAATGGAAGTAACAGGAATTGCATTACAAACCGTTGCTGCTGGAGAAGATGTTGCGTTCACAGAAACAGCAGTGAACGGAACAAAATGTATCGTACACAGACAGGGAAGTGGAATTATCAAGCTAAGAGGTATCACCAATCAGTGCAAAGCTAGATTTTTGGTATCGTATTCCGGCAACATTCAGATTCCGACAGGCGGCACAGTTGGAGAGATTTCGCTTGCCATTGCAGTAGACGGAGAGCCTTTACAGTCAACAAAGATGATCGTGACCCCTGCGGCAGTTGAGAATTTCTTTAATGTATCAGCACAAGCATATGTTGATGTGCCATGCGGTTGTTGCAGTACCGTAGCCGTGCAGAATACGTCCACACAGGCTATCGAGGTTCAGAACAGTAATTTGATTGCAGTAAGGGAGGCTTGATATTATGCATAAGTTTGCGAAACAGATTATGGATTGCGTGAAAGCCCACGTTGACGGAATCGGAATCGAGAATTTTGAAGGACAAAACCTTGATGATCTCAAGGATTGGACGGAAATTGCAAAGAACATCGTATGCTTTGACAAAGACTATAACATTGTTGAAGCAATGAAAAAGTCTGAAAATAACGAGGATATTATGCGTATGCTTGAACAGTACGAGGATTATCCAGACAGAAGATTTTACGACCATTACCGCTATGCAAATGGCAGATTCGCACCGAAAGGACGTGGAACACGCAGAGGATATGTAGAACCTCCATATTATCATCAGATGCCGGAAGATTACCGGGAATGGGAAAATATGTCGGATGCAGAGCGAATGAGAGACCTTGACAGAATGAGTATGGGAAAGATGTATTATTCAGAGCCTATGAGCGGAAATAACGGCATGAGTACCGGTACTCACGATGCAAGAGAGGGCAGAGCCGGTATGAGTCGGAGAAGTTACATGGAAACAAAGGAAATGCATAACGGAAATACACCGGAAGATAAGGACGCAAAGATGAAAGAACTTGAAAAGTACATGAAATCTCTTTCGGAAGATGTGACAGAACTGTTTTCCGGTATGTCCCCAGAAGAGAAACAGTTAACCAAGACAAAGCTGACTACGCTTGTCACGAAAATGTAATAGAGAGGGCATTTTGCCCTCTTTGTTTGCGAGGTGGTAAATTGTTCACGATAAACAATGAAATGTGGAATTTGGTCAAAGTATCGCGTTACAGCGATATACTACAGAGAAGTGACGGAAGCAGAACGGTAGGCATGACCGACAGAGACACGAAAACGATATATCTTGCGGATGATCTGCGTGGAAAATTTCTTGACCGTGTGTTATGCCACGAATTATGTCACGCGTTCTGTCTTTCGTATAACGTATACATGGATATTGATACAGAGGAAATTGTAGCAGACTTCTTGGCTACATACGGAAGAGAAGTATTTGAAATTGCAGACAGACTATTGATTGAACTTATGGAGGTTGTTGCATAATGGATAAAATCTCAGAACTCTTACAGTACGTGCACCGGACGAATCCGGAAATGACGAGGGAAAAGCTGATAGAAGAGTTGAGCAAAAGCGACTATGCGGCGCGGTCTTTGATTTTCACGAAAGAAAATTTTTCCAGCGCCCCAAAAAATATTTCGTAATTTTTTTGTACCCCCCCTGAGGTAGCGTTTTTGGGGTCAAGATTCCATTTTCACGGATTCTCAAAAACGTGTAACAAACGTGCAATTATCTGCGGCATTCCGCAAATAACACAAATACACTATATGTTATGCCATATATAGATAATTCATTGATGATATTTGATGATATTGCCGATCACAGGCAAACGCCAGAAGACGCTTGCTCGGCTGTAGTTATAGTCTAGCATAGACCGCATTTTACCACTTGTCAAGATAGTTTTTCCCGTCGTACCGGCTGTAAGTTTGTGTTATGCGTTCCGGCTTTTGCGTGATCTGCAACCAATCGCCGCCACGCTGGACGGTTATTTTGGTTTTTGCAGACTCCACCCATTCCACACCCTCAAATTTTGAGTAGCCGCACATTTTGCCGGATATTTCCAGATAACCAAGGGCAGACACCCGGCGCAAAATCTCCCTTTTACCGATATATTCATATTTTTCCATGCTTGCCACCTCCAGACGTTCTGCGCTCACTCATGCATATATTTTGCATCCGTCGCGCGATAGTTGGTTTACGATCAGCCACGCTTGCAAGTCCCCATACGCCACCCGGCGCACGGCTTTCCCGTTGTGATCGGCTTTAATATCGTAGGTCATACACTTATACCTCCTTATATCGTGTTTATTTGTCAATGTGCGCATGGAAACCGATTTCCATGTAGCCCGCGCTCCCGGAATCGAACCGGAACGGATGCACCAAGCACGCGAAAAAGGCGGAATGGTACCGCCTAATTATTCAAAAGGTATTTCACGGCTTCCTTTTCCTGCTCCGACAAATACCAATATTTACCCATATCCCTTATATATGGCTTATCTGTATTTACTTTGTAAACGCGCGAATCTTCCCGAATGCATCCGGTAATCATTTCGCACCAAATAGCAGAACCTTTTTTATAAAATCGTGTAACAGTATGTGCGCCGGAATCGTGGCGCGTTGTGAAAACGGTATGCCTTTCAATATCTTTTTGCTTTTCGCGCGCCTGGATAACTGCACCGCGCACAAGTTCGCTATAACTTCTCATGTTTCTACCTCTTTTCCTTTTATTTACTCATTTTTGAGTAAAAACCGCCGCCGGTAGTGATCCGGCGCGCATTCTCTGCGGCGGTTAGAAAATTATCGCTCCCATGATTTTTTATCTATATCTATTTCAAAAATCGCGTTGTTTTTCTCTTTTTTAAGCTGTTCAAAGTGTTCTATAGCTTGTTTTCGCTCTTTCCCGGTATATTTAATGCTGTGCGTCAATTCCTCGTGTCCGTCTGTCAAATTAACATCATAAAATCGTATATAGTAAAAAACTTTCTCTTGATAGCGCTTTTCCCGGTACAATTTTATTTTTTGCCGCGTTGGTGCGGTTTTTATAAAATTGTACCGGCTTGTTAGTTCGATCTCGTACGCTTTAAGCTCAAGAATAACTTCCTCTAAGCGTTCTAAATTTTGTTTGGTATGCTCGAAGCTGTTTAAAATATCTTTTTCCGTGTGCAATCGCTCCGGGTGCTGCTCGTAAATTCTAATTACTTTTTCACTCATTTGCTTTTGTGGCTGTCCGTATACCGTGAAAAGCTCATCCATAAGGCGTTCATGCATAATTTCGCAGGTGTCGCGCTCTGGACACCTGCAACAATTTATTTTGCATTCTTCTTTCATCATGCTATTTTTACCCCCTTCAATGCTTCGGTTGGGTCGTTCTTAAAAATAAAGCTATGTGTAAATTTAGAGTAGTAGCCGCCAATGTCGCGCATCTGCTTGTTAAGGTTTATATAAGCGTCGCGGCTTAATGTCTGTAAACATTTTACAAGGAAAATTTTCTCATGCGTCTTTGTGTGTTCGCTTTCGGTAACTGCGAACGCTTCTCCGTTTGTCTCGATCTGATCCGGTGCGGCTGTTTCTTTTGTTGTTGCTGGGGTAGTAGCTGCGGCTTTGATTCGTGCCGTTTTTGGCACAATCTTTATATTCTGGCCGTTATTTTGGGCACATCCGAAATAGTAGAAATCTACATGAAAATAATCAATCATACCGTCACAATCTTCATAATTATAAGAATTTACAAAATCGTCAACATCCTTTATAACTGCGGCTGTAACTTCATTCATGATCTTGAAAAAATTTCCATGCTCGGAAGTAATGCTGTTATATTCGGCTTCAAATTCTGAATCATTCCAGCAATCCAAAGACCAATAGCCGTTGCGGTTTGCTTTTCTAAGAAACTCGCTTTTGTCGTCCTCGGTCAGCTCTTCAAATGACTTGTAAACTTCTATAGGGCTTTCTTTCAATTCAACATGCAATTCTTGACACATTGACGCGTAAGAAGTGCGAACGCTGAATTTGTAAGTTGGGTATTTCTCTTTTACATAAGTTCTGACGATCTGTGCAACTTCTTTCAAACTCCGGTTCCAATCGTGGTTACTGCCTTCCCAACCGAAAGAAGTATAAAAGCTGCTGCGTGTGCTCTGGGCTGTCTCTGCTTTTTCTTCCTCGTTTAATGAGTTGTCATTGGTTGCGCGGTCTTTCCAGATCTTAAACATAACATCATATTCGGCATTGATTTCCTGCATCTTTGTAAGATCGCCGCCGTTGTCCGGGTGGTTTGCTTTCAATAGCCCTTTGTATGTACTCTTTAATTCGTTGTAGCTCTTTACATTTTTAAAATATTTGCTCATGTTGTTGTCCTCGCTTTCTTTCTGTGCTTCATTTGATGATTGTATCATATCACTAAACTTAGTGACAGTCAATAGTAAATATCACTTTTTTTAGAAATATTTTTCTTGACTTTTCCGGATAGGAAAAGTATGATTGATTTAAGAAAATCTATATAGAAAGGAAGGTACGCAATGCTAAAATACAGATTTGATGTAGGGGACGCGTTGGAGCGCATCGGCTTTAACTCCTACATGGCTAAAACAAGCGGATTGTTAAGTCAAGAAACGCTCAAAAAAATAAAACGTGAGGACACAAATATAAATGCAAAGAGCATTAATAATCTTTGTCTGCTTTTGGATATGCAGCCGAAAGACATCTTTATATATGTAGAGAGTCCGGAAGATTTGGAACTGAAAAAGAAATTGCAAAAAAAATAAAATATCACTTGTAAAAGTGATATATGTGTGCTATAGTATAGTCAGATCAAAGAAATAGAGCACCGAAAGGAGAAGAGAACATGATTAAATGGAAAGCAACAAGCGTGAATGGACTCGTAAAATACGAACAGGAGTCGGAAAGCTTCAAAGAGCTTTTTGATGAACTGGACGAAAGGGGAATAATTAGCGATCCAGATTTTCCGCTTTATGATGCGGCAATCTTGGAAAAATACGGGAAATCATTTGATGATGCCGATTTCAAAGATGAGAGCGGCGATCTTGATTATGGGAAAGTGGATGATTTTCTGGATGGAAAAGAGTTATCCGATAAGGAGTTATACGAATTAATATGCTCCCGGAATGGGGAAGCATATTATCAAAAATTTATGAGAGAAACCGAAAACGGCATCGTTGAAATCGGGGAATCAGATTTTGATAAAACCGGCAAATACAAATATTAAAAATGCCGGTGGATTATCCACCGGCAACAGTCACGTAAATTTGAATAGGTACTAAACCTAATCTTCCATAACTTACGTGATTAAGGATAGCATATAATAACTCAAAAGTCAAGAAAGAGAGGAAAATATCATGAAAAGAAATGATTTCAAAAAGATTATAAAAATTAGAAGTCAATGGCAATTTACAGGAGATAATTATAAGTTGCCAAGCGGTGAGCCGATTTCCGTATATGTCAGAAAATTGGTTGAATCGCAGATGAATGTCGATAGCTTGGCAATATTGAAGAATGGGGATTTATCTTTTGCAACCGGTGGAGAATGGAACGATACAGCGAAAGAATTCGAAAATTATATGTTAATGCCAGCGTTTCAGGAAAATGAGACTTGCGAGTTTGACGAAATGGAAAAACGTATTGACGCATTGGTTTACGAGCTGGTTCAGAAGCAATAAGAACGTAATTGAATATTTTCAAACAAAGGGCAGCTTTTCCGGCTGCCTTTTCTTTTTGCCATGTCCAAAATAAACAACGCGTCCGGGAATATCTTACAAAATCTCCAAAAACCGTAAACAAACTATAAAATCTTTCTTAATTTTTTATAAACAAGGCTAGGCTCATTAGGTCTTTGATAAGTCAAAAAATGATAGAATAGTATCAGTTTTTACAAAAAATCGTCTGACAATCGTATGACATAAGGCGACACAATCGTCTGACGTCGCTTTTTCAGAACTATGTTTCTCTTTCTCTATCTTTTTCTTAATCTTTTTTGATTAATAATAATACACTGTATTTAAAGCCTATAGGTTGTAGAGTAAGTGTATATCCGCATACGCGCGCGGTGTAAGTATATAATACCACCGTAAAAAAATAAGGCTTGACTTCAAACCTGGAAATAGTGTATACCAAAAGCAGAGAGATTAACAGATTTGGAGGTGTGAAATATATGCAGGATGTAGAAAACGTAGATATTACAAGACTTATAGTGGATCTGGGCACAGTACAAATATACACATCAACTGTACAGGATTTAATAGACAACGCTTGTATAGAATTTCACATCGAAGATTTACTAAAAGCTGGACAGAGACAATGGAAGGCTGTTATGCAGTATGTTGGTATGCATTTATTCCCGGATACATCGGTACTAAAAGACAAGAGTCTAAAACCTCTTGGTAATGCAACTATACCGACTAACTGTAACAGGTATGATAGAGAGGTATTGTATAGGCTTTGTGATTATTATATATACATCTCCAATGTGTATAGCAAGTTGGTAAGTACGGTAGCATTTAGTTATTTTTGTAACATACCTACGAACACAATGGATATATGGGCTAGTGATGAACCAAGTTCGCTGACTTTCAAGATGTGGCAAAAATTGCAGCGATCCCGTAAGGATTGTATCCTAGATCGTGCATATGATTCCAATAGCCCTGTAGGCACCATGTTCGTGGGAAATAATGAATTCGGCATGAATCAGCCCGGCATTGGCGATAATGCCACGCAACGCAAGGCAATCACAGCGCAGGAGCTGCCAAGATTGGACGAGAAAAAGAGTCAAGAATTGCACGCAATTGATACACAATTTACGGATGCAGCGGTAAATAATACAGTTTAAATTGTATGTGATTATTCTACAATTCACAAATGCAGTAATACCAAGGGCTGTAGCGTTTTAACTATTCGTAAACTATTCGGAAAAGTTAGGTTTTGCGAATAGTTGCAAGGGTATGACATGAATTGTATTAAAACAATTTGGTTTTCACACAATGACAACAAAACGAAATGGAAAATATTTTAGATTTCTATGTTTGCAAGAAAAGGATGGGGAGGGGTCTGGCAGAAAGACCACAGGGCGGCTACTAAGTCCCTTAAATACCTAAAAAAATAAAAAGCCTTATTCAAGCAAAGGAGTATACATGAATCCACTGAAAATTACAGAGCCGATAAATTCTACAAACACAGAAGAATTTCAAGAAGAGGTAAACAGAGCAATAAAATCACTGTCCGAATCTTATCGTGAGGTAGTAGACATTAAATATTCTACACACGTATTCAATGGCTGGAAGAAAGGTTATAGTGCAATAGTGCTTTACCGATAACGATAAAAAGCCACTTACAACACCATTGACTTTCACCGTAAATAGGCTATAATAAATTTATAACAATTCACTTTCACGTTGCGAATCGCAACTACATTTCCAAAAAATTTTTTAAAAACAAAAAGAGGTCAAGCACTATGAGGACATTGATTGAGTATATTCGTTCATACCTCTGTAAGCATGATTGGGAGCTTTTGTTCAATACAGACATCATGGATGGCAATAAGTTATTTAATAGCATAAAAGTGTGTCGCTGCAGGAAATGCGGGTTAGAAAAGCGATACAAGGCTAGATAGGAGAACGAATATGTTAGATACCAATAGTTGTTGCGGCACCTACAAATATGGCTTATGTGTCAAGACAAACGGTTATGTTTGTTCAAACGGCGAAAGCGATTATGCCGCTGATTTAGTAGAATACATCCATTCATGCGATTTTTGGAAACAGAAACAGGGAAAACTGAAATGAATGAAACATTGATGAAAACCGAGTATTCCACAGCTTTTGATGAAAAGCGCAAAGGTCTGATTGAACAGTCGTATTACAAATACGGACCGGCAAGAATGAATTTTGCAAACGGGAATGTGGATGCAATCGAAAGTTTGAAAATGAATCTTGCCAAGTTTGAAGAGACCGGGAACCTTGAATATCTGTGTGATGTTGCGAATTATGCCATGTTCCGGTTCATGTTTCCAAAAACAGGGGAGTATTTCGAACATACGGACTCTAATTCATCTGCCGGGATCTTCGGTATGAGCGTAAATGAAATGGAACGATTCAAACAGGAACACAGCTTTGAGGATGGGAGATATTGATATGGCTTTGAAAGTTATTGCAACAGCGGCAGATGCCCTCGTAATACTGGGACTTATGAGAGAACAGGTAAAACAAAAAGACAATTCAAACGCAATGGGGTATTTGCTTTCATACGCGATCTTTGCAATGAATATTATGGTCATTTGGAAATGATGGGCTATCGCCAAGTGGTAAGGCACAGGATTTTGATTCCTGCATTCCGGGTTTGAATCCCGGTAGCCTAATTGGTTACATGCTGACGTTTCATGTAACCACGTATGTTTTTCATATGTACTTGAACCCTTGGTTGAGTGATTCAAGCATTTGGGTTCCTCCTTTCGCCACTAGGACGATTCTGTTAAGGACGGTGCGAGACCGTCCGGTGGTATTCTATCATGCATCTATCCCACGGTGCATGAGTCATGAAATTAGGTGGTGGCGGAATAGGTAGACGCGCAGATGGAAGAGACAGGACAAAGATTAAAAACTCATGGTTGAAGTCCTATGGGTTCGATTCCCTCCAATGTGAACAGTGCACGGTTTATGTGAGGTGCAAATCCTCACCCACCTACTCGGTCAAATTATGCTGTTTGCTTGCAGATGGTCTATGTTTTGGCTGTATGATACCACGGGCAATTATAATGTGGCGCAGAGGCATCAAGACCTCGAAATGGAAGCATTAAGACTTCGTTAAGTAGTAACAACGATGGGTATTCCTGCTGAATCATCGTTAAAACAAAACAGGATAGTGCAATGCATGGCACGAAAAACATTATTGCTAACCGTCTTGCGGCGGTTATGGGGAAGCGGCAACGATTGGCGGTGTTGCGGCTGACTGTAAATCAGTTTTTGAGTGGTAAACATTGGAGGTTCAATTCCTCTCTTCCCCATGAGCGAAAGCATCCATTTAGTCCCGCGTAACCGGTTTGCGAGATTATCCTAGGTTGTTTGGATGTGAATAGCAAAGACTTAAATTGCGTCACAGCAGGCGTGGATTGGTGTCACAATCGACCGCGTGTCTTTGATCGGTTAGTCAAGTGGCCAAGACACCACCCTTTCACGGTGGTAACACGAGTTCAAATCTCGTACCGATCATTAGCAGGATAGAGAAGTGGCAATCTTGCAAGGTTCATACCCTTGAGACCGGTGGTTCGAATCCACCTCCTGCAATTTTAATGGCTTGTAGTTCAGTGGTAGAACGCCTGACTGTTAATCAGGATGTCGTGGGTTCAATCCCCACCTTGCCAGTTAGTATGCGTTGTCGGAATAGGTAGACGATATTGCCGTAGGTAATCAGTTGAAATCGGCAACTTAGATCACTGGTGCTAGCAACCATGGGAGCGGTGCAAATCCGCCCACGCATATTAAATTCCGGAGTAAGCATGGTAGCAGAATGGTGGGTCAGGACCACCTGCGGGCATAACTCCAGCAAGAAAGGTTCCCGCCGCTTCTTTCCTAATGTTCTTGGCGATACAAAGAAAATTCGGCAGTGTTCCCATAATTGGAATTGGAGCCGGTTGCTATCCGGTCGGGCGTTTATTCGCCCTGTAGGTTCGAATCCTACACACTGCGCTTGCCCAAAATAGGGCGTTGATGTGTGGCGGAATGGGTAAACGCTATGAAATGTCTATTGCAAAATGCAATACAGAGAAAGTATTTCTCAGGGACATTATGAGGAAGTAAATCTTTTCTGCGAGGTTCAAATCCTCGCCACATCAATTCCTTATCTCCACTTAGTCGGGTGCTACTGCAATAGTTCCGGTCGATGGGAGACTTATGGATGGTAGCGGTATTATTGGAAACAGAAAACCCTTCCGTGATTAGAAATTGCAGATTTGAAAGCGGTTGGCATGGTTTGATCTGACAGGGTTCGATTCCCTGTGCCGCTATTCGAGGTTAATATTTACGCAAAATTGTGTGTAAGTATGATAAAAACATTGTGGAATATTTATATCAAACAAAAGACACGGAATCTCACGAGGATTCCGATTTTTGCTATGATTGGGGGCGTAAGAATGTGTGATTTTTGCAATAATATAGGAATTGGAATACCGGATTGGGATTTCCTCACTCCGGATAAAAATGGGAGAATCCCGTCCGGTGACGCAATAGAAATTCGGAAAATTGCAGACAAACACGCGCTTGTTTTTACGAATAGTGCCGGAGAATACGGCGCAGGAGTGGTAAATATTGCATTTTGCCCGATGTGTGGAAGAAAGTTGGTGGAAGAATGAAACATCAAAAAGAATGGCACACTTGCGACAGGTGCGGTGCTGAAATAAAATTCAAGCCAAGACAACAGCTACAATATGTGCCGTGTGGTACATATTCAGAACCGGTAGCTAGATTTACAGAAGATGAAATTTCGTGCGAGCTTTACAAAACAAGATTTTGCGGAAAACTTAAGAAAACTTATGAATTATGCCCTAAATGCAGAAAGGATTTTGAGAGGTTTATGAGAAATGATCGTTAATATGGGAACCAAAACCTATGAAATGAGCCGCAAGCAGGCAAAAGCTATCCTTGGAACGGCTAAGAAACTTGCAAATTGCAACATATATGGCATTGAAAAAGGCAATGTGGTGATTATGCTGAATGAAAAGTATGAGGACGATATGAGCCTTAAAAAAGCTGTAGGGGAGTATAAGAAGAAAGGGTTCAAGGTGCATTGGAAATGAAAATAATTAGAAATGGCGATTTGAGATACGAAAGAAAGCCTTTACAGTTTGAGTGCAAGAAATGTAAAACCATTTTTGAAGCGGAAAAGACTGAATATCAATATTGCGGAAATCAAATAGAAGGTGACAACTACAAGTGTGAATGTCCGTTGTGCCACAAAACAGTATATTACAGCTAAAACGATATTACCGGCTACAGATTGATTGTAGTCGCTAACCTAGAAAAATTATAGGCAGAGGTCAAGGCACTTCTGCTTTTTGCGGAGGTGCTTTTTATTTGGCTTCAAGGCAGTTAATCAATGCAGTAAATGGATATGAAAACTACATACAGAGAAAAGGTGTTGATGAACAGGTAATAGATGCCCTTTTGAAAGCGTGCAATGTGGCAATTCGGACGGAAAAAGACGTTGACTATGGATTGACTATAACCGAAAGAACAAAGGCTTTAATCAACGAATATACGCAGAAAAACGCGGGTGGTAGCATATGGGAACTTGAACGATATGCGCAGGATCACGACATTAAAGGCGGATACAAACTTGTGGATCAGTTCTATGAAGTCTTGCGATTAGAGAGCTTTTATCGTTTCGAGAGCTTTATTTACTTTATGGAGCGCAAAAGAAATTGGAGTAAACGGTTTTATTATCCACGCCGCAAGACGCTGAATATTGTCGCCCACGACCTTGAAGATTTGGAAAACCGGAAGATTAAATTTTACGGATTGTCAATGCCATCGCGTGTCGGTAAATCGACTATCTGTATTTTCTTCCTTGCGTGGGTAGCTTTGCGCAGACCAAACAGTCATAGTGCTATGGGTGGTCACTCTGGTATTTTGGCAAAAGGATTTTACAAAGAGCTGATGAACCTTTTTACCACGGAAGAATATACATTTGCGGAACTTTTTGCTTATTGGCATCCGGAATACGCAAACGCATCAATTCCGACAGACAAAAGTGCTGATGAATTTACAATTACACTTGGAGATCCGGACAGATTCGCAACCGTAACGTGCCGTGGTATTGACGGAACATGGACAGGAGCGGTCGATGTTTCGAAAGACGGATATTTATATGTCGATGACTTGGTTCGTGATCGAGAGCATTCATTAAGCCCTACTCGAATGGAAAACACATACCAAGAGTACCTAAACAAGATGGTTGACCGTAAAAATGACGGTGCAAGGGAATTGATGGTTGGTACTCTTTGGAATGTTTTAGATCCATTAGAGCGCATGAGAAAGCAATATGAGCATGATCCGCAATACCGGTTCCGTAAGATTCCGGCACTTAATGAAAATGACGAAAGCAATTTCGCATATGAAATCAACGGATTTTCCACGGAATACTACAGAGATATGCGAGATAAGCTTGACAATGCCGAATGGATGGCTAAGTTTATGCAGCAACCATATGTCCGCGAGGGATTGCTTTATACGGATTTGAGACTATTTAACGGAATCCTACCGGACGGAGATTTCCGACGCATCGGAGTTGTGGATGTTGCCTGGGGCGGCGGCGATAGCTTGTCAATGCCGATTGGGGCAGAATATGAAAACGGAGATGTTTATATTTACGATTGGGTATTCAATAAGGGTCCGAAAGAGGTAACAATCCCTCTTGTTGTCGGACGAATTATCGGGAATGAGATTCGGCAGACAAGATTCGAGGGGAATATCGGGGGCGATCTGTATTGTCAATATGTAGACGAAAAGCTGCAGGAACAGGACTATAAATGCTCATGTACAAGTAGAAAAGCCCCAAACAAGGTTGAAAAGTTGTCGAAGATCATAGCGTATTCCGGTGATATTAAGAGAAAATTCATATTTCTTGATACGCACCGACCGACGCAGGAACAAATGAAGAAAGATTCAGATCTTGGAGTAACAAGATATTACAGAAATGACGAATATCAAGCGGCTATGGATGAACTCTCTATGTTTGTAAGTATTGGCGGTAATGAACACGACGATGCGGCAGACGGCTTAACTCAGCTTGAAATGTTTATAGAAAACCCAAACAATACCGCAAAGGTAGAAGCGGCAGTAAACCCATTCAGGAGGTATTAGGATATGACAACAGACAAATATCTTTCACAGATAAGCAGAATTGACCATGCGATTGCAAATAAGCTGGAAGAAATCAAAAGGTTATCCGATATGGCAACATCTATATCCATATCCCCGAAAGAGGTGGATGTGCAATCATCCGGCAATCCCGACAAGATGGGGGGCGCGGTATCGAAAATTGTTGATTTACAGAATGAGATCCAGACGCTTGTAGATGAATTGGTTGATAAAAGACGGATTATCATATCGCAAATTGACAGTATGGATAATACAGATGTATATATCGTGCTTTCATCACATTACGTCAATGGGAAAGATTGGAACTTGATTTCCGTTGAGATGAAATATTCCTACAGGAACATTATGAAACTTAGGAAAAGAGCATTGCAGGAGTTTGAAAGACGTTATGGACAGCTTTACTCTGAAAAGAGTGCATAAAAGTACACAATAGTTCACACTCTTTCACAACATTTCCTAAAACTTGCATGGTATACTAAAAGAGTAGAAAAAACAAAATCCTACAACCCCAAAAGCATATAACCCGTAAAAGACACTGTCAGAAATGGCGGTGTTTTTTATTTACAAGAAAGAGGTTGCTATGAAAAAAGTAACTATATATTGCCCGGATTGTGGAAGAATTGCCGGACATTATGATGGGAGATCTACGATAGATCATCCGTGTAAATGTAAAAAATGCAATCATATTGTGATTTATCGCGTGGCAACAGGCAAGATTGAAACAAAGCCAATACCGAAACACGCTTGCAGTAGTGGAGTTTTATTTATATGAATACACAATATTTTCATGACCTTGTAAAAGGCAGATACGGAAGAAAAATTGCATATGCTAACGTAGAACAGATCACGGCAGACAATATCGTAAATGTTGTCGGAAACTGCATTGGTGCATTTTATTTCAACAAGACGATCATCCGTTATTTGTGGCATTACTACAAGGGCGATCAGCCTGTATTGTACCGAACAAAGATACAGAATGCGGATATAACCAATAAGGTATCTGAAAACCATGCCTATGAGATTGTTCAATTCAAGGTTGGTCAGACTTACGGTGAGCCAATTCAGCTTATCAGTAGAAAAGATGATGACCGGATAAACAATGCGGTTGATGAATTTAACGATTATCTGACCGATGCTAATAAGCAGGAAAAGGACATTAAGGCAGGAGAATGGCAATCAGCAACCGGAACGTCATTTAAGGCAGTGCAGATTACAAAAAATGGAGATATACCATTTAGAATTGTTGCACCGACACCGATGAATACGTTTGTTATCTACAGTCAATCCACAGAAGAACCACTTTTAGCAATCCAAGAGCTTAAGGATGCCGATGGGCAGATGTATAAACTATGCTACACGGACTCTTACGAGTGCAAGATTGTGAACGGAAAGGTTCAAAATTGGCAACTACATGGCTTTGGCGGAATCCCGATTGTTGAATTCCCTAACAACCATGAGAGAATTTCTGATATTGAGCTTGTGATCGGACTATTGGATGCAATCAATACGATGCAGTCAAACCGAATGGATGGTGTTGAGCAGTTTGTTCAGTTTTGGATAAAGTTTGTAAATTGCGAAATCGACCCGAAAACCTTTGAAGAAATGAAGATTTCCCATGCACTGACTGTAAAATCCAACAATGAACAGAATAAATCAGATGTTGATATTATGACACAAGAGCTGAATCAGACAGAGTGCCAAGTCGCAAAGGATGATTTGTGGGATAATGCACAGTCCATTCTTGCTATACCAAATAAGAATAACAATAATTCCGGTGGAGATACACAGGGAGCGGTTGAGCTTAGAAACGGATGGGATTTCTCAAAGTCGAGAGCCAAACTGAAAGACCCAATTGTAAAGTCGGCTGAAAAAAGACTTGCTAAAGTTGTTTTGAATGTGATTCGTATACAGGATCACGATTTGGGATTGAGTTTGCGCGACTTTGATGTTCAGATTAACCATAGCCCGCAAGACAATATGTACACAAAGTCACAGACATTATATCAACTTTTACAAGCTGGTATTCATCCACTTGTAGCAATTAAGTCTGTTGGACTTTGGGGAGATGCGGAAAAGACATTCCTGTTGTCAAAGCCATACTTGGATAATCTGTGGAAAACGATTGATGATGTGGAAGCGCAAGAACAGAAAGCACAAGAATTGATAAATAAAATGAATACAGATGGCACACAGAGCCAGACAAACAAAGATAAGACGGTCACCGAGTAATCGGTGGCTGTTTTTATTTTATAAAAATTCGCAAAGTTGTGAGCGTAAAAATCAACAATGTCGTTCGGTGTCGTTGCACCGTATAAAAATTCGTATGACATATCGGAGGTAATGAATGAAGAGAGAAGATCTGATTGCTATGGGATTAAGTGAGGAAAACGCGGACAAGATCATGGCAGATTACGGAAGTTCCGTACAGAAAGCCAAAGCAAAGGTTGACGAGTACAAGGCAAAGGCTGACAAAGCTGAAGAGTTGCAGAAGCAACTCGATGATATCGAACAGGGAAAGCTCACGGAAGTCGAGCAGGCAAATAAGAACCTTGAAAAAGCCAATGCGAGAATCGCGGAACTTGAAAAAGCGCAGGCAATAGCCACGCAGAGAGCCAATGCCGCATCTAAATTTAATGTTACCGCAGAGCAGGCAACACAAATCGTAAAAGACGATGGCAGTTTTGATTATGACGTTCTTGGAAAGATTATCTCTGAAAAAGAGACCGCCGCAGCACAAGCCAAGGAGCAGGAGATTGCAAAAGGCAGTACGAATCCGGGCGGTGGCGCGGCTGGCGGTAATAAAGCCGGTGCAGATAATAAGACAAATGCTGAAAAGATAGCAGAAAGCCTTATATCTAATGCACCTAAGAACAATGACGTTTTATCACATTACATTCAACAATAACAGGAGGTAAAAAATGGCAAAGGAAATGAATATGCAGTATGAAAAAACTTTATACGCAGGAGATGTTCAGATTTTAAAGAGAGAGCCTAATGAAGCAATCCCATTAACACTTGATTTTGATGGCGTAACAACTAAAAACGCACAGGGCAAGAGGATTGTCAAAGCAGGTACTCCAATCGGAGCAAATGGCAAGGCTGACAATACAGCTACAGTAGTGGGCATTTTGAGATTTGATGTAACAGAGGACAGACCACAAGGAGTACTGCTCAAGAAAGCATACCTTAACACGAAAGTAGCAGAAGCAAATTCCGGCGTTACATATGACGCAGCAGTTAAAACAGCTCTTCCAATGATTGTATTTGAATAATAACAGGAGGTAAATAGATGTTAATTAATGAAGTATTAGACAGTAAGTCTATTGCATTATCGGCAACAGAAAACGCTAGTAATCAGATACCTTATCTTGGTTTACAGTGGTTTCCAGAAAGAAAGAAGCAGGGACTTGATTTAAGTTGGATTAAGACACACAAGGGTTTGCCGGTTTCACTTGCGCCATCTAATTTTGACACAATCCCAACTCTTAGAGCTAGAGGCGGATTAAGTAAGGAAAAAACACAGATGGCATTTTTCCGCGAGGGAATGACAGTTGGTGAAGAGGAAATGCTTGAAATCGAGCGTATTCAATCAGAAGACGACCCTTACCTTGCAAGTGCTTTATCAAGCGTATATGACGATACTAACAACCTTGTAAGCGGTGCAGAAGTTGTACCGGAGCGTATGAGAATGTCACTTCTTTCTACAAATGCAGGTCATCCGGTAATTGCTATTGTAAGTGATGGCGTTCAGTATGCTTACGATTATGACAAGGATGGTTCATACGCAAAAGACCATTACGCAAAGTTATCCGGCACAAGCATGTGGAGCGACACAGCTAATTCAAAGCCACTTACAGACCTTAACAATGCAAGAAAGAAGTTGCAGAAGCAGGGTAAGATTGCTAGATATGCGCTTATGAACAGCAATACATTCCAATATCTGCTCGACAATGCACAGATAAGAAATTCAATTCTTGCACAGAACCTTACAGCAACTATTGAGGTCGATGATGATACTGTTATTTCGGTAGTACAGAAGAGAGCGAAGCTCACTATCGTACTTTACGATAAGATGTACATTGATGATGATGAAAAAGAGCAGTACTTCTACCCGGATAACAAGGTTACACTTCTTCCAGAAGGCAGCCTTGGTAGTACTTGGTTTGGCACTACGCCGGAAGAAAGAACTGCAAGACAGGTAGCTGATGTTGATGTAACAACATATGGTGTAGGTATTACAGTCGCTACAAAGACAGAGTATGGACCACCTATGAAGATGTCAACATTCGCATCCGAGGTTGTACTTCCATCATACGAGAATATGGATAGCACATTCGTATATGAGGTTCATAGCGAAGAGTAGGGGGTGCAACTATGAAATATCCATATATAGTGATTCATAATGGTAAATGGTATAACGCAGGAGAAGAGGTGCCGGAGAATAATTCTCCGGCACCTTCCGTTGGGTATACAAAGACCGAAATCAACAGAATGAGTACCGCAGACTTGCAAAAACTTGCCGCAGAGCATGGAATTGAAAACGCACAAGCGACAAGTGGCGCGGAACTGAAAGAAATTCTGATTGCAAAATTTAATCTGTAGGAGATCGCTTATGTCATACACACTTGTCGAACAAGTAAAAATTCGTTTAAAACAATTTCATATAGAAGAGGTAGAGGATGAAGCGACCGGGGAAAAGTCCGATAAAGTTGTGTTTGATGAAAAAGAATGTAACCCTTTGATTGAACAGCTTTTAGAGCAGGCAAGAAAAGAGATTATCAGCAGACGGAACTATCCGGACACATACACGCAAGACCAGATTGACAGTGATGTTAAGAATTATGAAAACATTATGGTCAATTTGGCAGTGTACGACCGGTCGCAGGCAGGAGAAGCATACATGGCAAGTTTCTCCGAAAACGGTGTGAGCCGGACATGGAAAGACCGTGAAAGCCTTTTTGCTGGTGTATTTCCGTTTGTTAAAGCTATGTAAATATCGCCTATAGGGCATTAAAGAAGATTGAGCGTGACCATTATGGTTGCAGGCGGCGCACATTAAGCGGTGGTGGGCAGTGCGTCAAAAGGAGATTCAAATGAAAAGTATTTTGATTCAAACTTATCTTGTGGCACTTCCGATAGTGCTTGGGTATATAGTTTGGCTTCTTAAGCAACAAAAGAAAAGCAGGGATGCGAACAGCAAAGGAACAATGCTCCTTTTGCGCGTCCAGCTTATTGAATACCATGCAAAGTACACTAGAATCGGAGAGATACCGTCATATGCCTACCAAAATTTCTGTGAGATGTATGATGCGTACCATGCGCTAGGTGGAAATGGAATGGTTACGAAAATGAAACATGAGATTGAAGAGATTCATATAGGGAAAGGAGATAAGAGCCATGAGGAATTGGAAGGATTGGACTAAGAAAGCCGGAATCCGAGCAATCAAGACTGTTGCACAGGCGGCGGTTGCCGGAATTGGAACGGCGGCATTTATGGGCGCGGTGGATTGGAAATATGTTCTTTCTGCATCAGTCCTTGCCGGAGTGTTATCACTTCTGACAAGTGTTGCCGGAATCCCGGAGGAAAACACCAATGCTTGACATTAACAAGCAGGAAATGAAGTATTCGCAATCCGGTCAGAGGGTATTCATCCCACAAACTGACGAAAATGGAGATATTGTCTATGAAGGGTACAAGGATTCCGATGGAAACTTTGTACCTTATTTAGATTCCGAAGGCAACAAGATTCCAAAAGGCGAGGAAGTTGAAGGGTTTTCAGAACCTACGACATTCCAAGCCAATATCAGCAATAAGCTGTCGGAAGCCCTTGTGAAAGAATTTGGAATTGATGATAGTACATCATACTGTCAGCTTGTCACGGATAAAGGATATTTGCCACTGAAAGCCGGTGATGTGGTGTGGAAACGTTCGGAAGTCAAGCGCACTGATGATGGATTAGTGGATTCAGAAACCGCAGATTACATCGTAAAAGGCGTTGCTGATGAAGGACTGACAACGGATTTGTTTCTTCTTCGGAAGAATATTAAGTAGGTGATTGCATGAAAAAGAAATCTATTTCAATGACACTATCCACTAATTCCATACAGGACGCTATAAAGAAATTAGAACAGTACCGCGATAGTTTACAGGCTAAGTGCGATTTGCTTGTTTCTAGGCTTGCACAGGAAGGTCAGACGGTGGCAATAAAACAAATATCGAAATCTCCAATAGGAAACACGATAACGGTAAGGGTAGATAAAGCACCACAGTTAATGACCTCGAACGCGATTCTGATTGCAACCGGAAAAACGGTAATGTCAGAAGATAGGGAACCGTTCTATACTTTGTTGGCGGTAGAGTTTGGAGCCGGTATTTTTTATAACTCCAAAGAAAACCCCAAAGCACCGGAACTTGGATTCGGTGTCGGCACTTATCCTGGGCAAATACACGCTTTTGAAGATGGTTGGTACTATTGGGATGATAAGACCGAAACATGGCGTTATACCCACGGTATCAAAGCCACAATGCCTATGTACAATGCGGAACAACAGATTATTCAACAGTATGTAAAGATTGCAAGGGAGGTATTCGGTGGAAAATGAGTTAAATAGTTGGGCACTTGATTTTGAAGATACCTTATGTTCCCTTTTGAAATCGTACATGGAAAGCAAGGTAAGAGGAATTAATGTGGTGCAAGATGAAGAATCGGGCGGCACTGCAACATTCCCGACGCTTTTAGTCAGACAAATCGGTGGCAAAGAAGCCGGACGAACTAATGAAGCAAAGACAATCAACGCAATTCGCCCAACATTTCAGATCACAATTACAAACAAAGGTTCAAGAAAAGCAACTAAGGACATCGCAGCATATGCGGTGTCTTTTTTTAAACAACAAATGTTTGAAGTATCAGATACAGTCTCAACAATTTCCAAGCAAGTGCGAACGGTTACATTCCGCGCAACTCGCGTAATTGGAAACGTTGAGCATTTAGATCAGCTATAAGCAGAAAGGAAGTAGAAAATATGGCATCAACAAGTTATAAAACGCGTGTCATTGTAAAAGAGCACACGGAAAAACAGGCTGACTTTGCAGGAACATACAATCTTTTGGTTGCGGCTAAGTCAGTTCCAAGTCCTGCATCACCACCAAACACTGTTGAATCAACCACAATGGAAGATGATCAGCAGACTTTTGAAAAAGGAATTAAGACTTCTGATTCAAGAGAAATCACAGGAAACCTTGAAAAAGAATATCTTTCAAAGGTGGATGGATATGGAGATAAAAAACTTGATATTATCCATCTGTACGGAACGGACGGTATCGGCGGTGTAGCGAAGTACGCATATGTAGGAACTGCAACAGCCACACCTAACGATGTAGGTGGAAACGATGAAATCCTTGAAATGACGGTAACAGTTATTCCAAGTACAGCATCAGAGCTTGTTACAGATAAGCTGACTGTTGTTGATAACAACGATGGCACGTTTACCGTAACAGTGGTGGGGTAAAAAGCCTATCGGACGAGCAATCGACCGCACCGGTAGGCGAGGATGAACGGTCGATCGCAGAACTTGAAGCAATGAGATAAGCAACAATGGGGCGGTGGCAACACTGCCCCATTGCCAATATAGGGCAGAAAGGCAAGGTAAAACATGAAAGTTAAATTAGGTGGAAAAGAATATACAATTCAGTTTGCAACAAGACCATCGTTAAAATCACATATCTTACAGGATATTATGAAGACACAGGACATGGAAGATATTTCTTCTATGGAAGATATTCTTCTTGAAACACTTCCTAAAACACTTCTTGTAGGCTTACAGATGCATCATAACGATGAGTTTGGATATGATTACAAAACAAACGAAGGCTACGATGAGAAGCTTGAGAAGGTGTCCGACATTCTCTATGATGCGATTGATACAAACGAGATTAACTGCATGGATTTATTTGCTGATATGCAGAAGGAAATGATGACAAACGGTTTTTTAGCGCAGATGATGGAGTCGTTGGAGAGAGCACAGGAGCAGGAGCAAAAGAAGAAAAAGACCCCATCCAAAGCGAAAGCCAAGAATTAACATGGGAATATTACGTTGCGGAAATCCGTCCGTTTTACCTTGTGGTAACGAAAGGCTACGGATTTTCCATTGATGATATAGATATGATGAATCCAGAGTTGCTTAAGCCTTATGTGGATGCATATAAGGCAGAATGGAAGCAACGCGACATGGAAATGTATATGTGGTTCGGCAGATATGCAACGTCAGCACTTGTGACCGCAATAGATGCTACATTCGGTAAGGGTAATAGTAAGTACGTGAAAGAAACTTGCTATGATTCTATCGAAAAGCAGAATACGGACGATCCAGATACAGAGATACGAGAAATGCTTAAAGCGGAAGAAGCATGGGCGGCTAAATCAAGGGAATCACATTTACCAAAACCAAAGATAGTTTAAGAAAAGAGGTATTGCTATGGCAGTAATTATCGGAAGTGCTAGGCACGATGAACACGGGAACTGTTATTCTGGCGGAAAAGCCGGAGACCAGACCGGACAGGAAGTGTCTACGCAGAAGTTTTATAACCATTCTAAGGGATGGAATGTGTTAAGAGCAAAGGATAATAAGGTTGCGGAGAAGTTAGCTGAAGCTATGAAGATTGCGTGTGGCAACAAAAACATCGGCTACGACCAATCGGAACGCTACGGAATCATTAAGCATGGAATTAACACAAAGGTAAAGACGGAATGCGATTGTTCGTCCCTTGTACGTGCTTGTATTATCTATGCATCCGGCAAGGATGTGGGGGATTTCAATACATCCAATGAGCGGTCGGTGGTTCTGAAATCCGGCTTGTTTACCGATGCTGGTTCTTACCGAATCGGAGAACTGCTTTACAACGGGGACATTCTTGTGACGCGTACAAAAGGTCACACTGCAATCGTTGTAAGTGGAGCAAAGAAAAACGCAAGCAAGTATTATTCGATGTATACCGGAAAATCTGGATCAATCGTTGAAGCATTAAAAGTGGTTGGGGAAGATGATGTGTCGAAAGAACATCGCGCAGAAATCGCAAAAAAGAACGGATTTTCCAATTTCAAGTTTACGTCAGAGGAAAATTCAAAGATGATTTATCTTCTGAAAAAGGGAAAACTAAAAAAGTAATTCAAGGGCGGTAAGGGTCAAATCTTACCGTCTTTTTAACCGGCTATCAATGTGGAAGATAGCCGCTAACCTAAAAAAGTTATAGGAAGTTGGTGGATAAATGGAATTAGAGTCTCTTGAAATAAAAATTCAAGCACAGGCACAACAGGCAAGCGGTCAGATAGATGCGCTTGTGACAAGACTTGGGAGATTATCTTCCGCGCTTTCTGGACTTAATACCGGAAATCTGAATAGTCTTTCCACAGGGGTAAACCGACTTGCAGGGGCAATGACGGCAATGCGTGGAATTGACACACGGACTTTTTCTGCGGTTGCAAGAAATATAAGCAAATTAGGCTCTATCAACAGCAAGCAGATTAATGCTGCGGCTGGTTCTATGCGTCAGATTTCGAATGCGGTAAAAGGGCTTTCTGGAATGTCAGCATCTGTTAAGGGTCTGACCGAACTTGCATCTGCAATCAAACAGCTTGGCTACCAGAGTTCCACCAAGGCGATTGAAAATATCCCGAAACTTGCCACGGCAATGCGACAGCTTATGTCTGAACTGTCGAAAGCCCCTAGCGTAAGCCGGAATATTATTGACATGACAAATGCATTGGCAAAGTTATCGCGTACTGGTGGAGCGGCAGGAACAGCGGCAAAGAGTATAACAAGCTCATTTAGCGGATTTAGTTCCGGTGCTTCTGCAGTTACCAAGAAGTCATTTTCCCTTGCGTCTGCAATCGGAAAAGTGTATGCAACGTACTGGGCTTTATTTCGCGGATTTAGGCTACTTGGAGATGCCATTGACATATCATCAAGTTTGACAGAGGTTGAGAACGTTGTAAGGCAGACATTCGGTCAGTATGAAAGCCTAATTAACAATTTCGCAAAAACATCAATTGAAAAATTTGGTATGTCTGAATTGTCTGCGAAACAGTTTGCAAGCCGTTTCCAAGCAATGGGAACTGCCCTTGATATTCCGCAAGGGCAGATGGCAAAAATGTCTATCCGGTTGACAGAATTAGCCGGAGATATGGCTTCGTTCTATGATGTGAGTCAAGAAGATATTGCCAAAAGTCTGCAATCTGTATTTTCCGGTACTACGGCACCTATGCGGCGTTATGGTATCGACTTGACACAGGCAACATTAAAGGAATGGGCGTTAAAACAAGGACTTGATGCAAACGTTTCCTCAATGACACAGGCTGAAAAAGCCATGTTGCGTTATCAGTATGTGCTTGCACATACAACCAATATCACCGGTGACTTTGCACGTACAGCAGATACGTGGCATAACCAAATAACCATACTTAAAGAGAACTTCAAAGCACTTGGAGCGGTTGTTGGTGGTGGTTTAATCAATGCATTTAAGCCATTTATCAAGGTGCTTAATGCAGTTTTGCAGAAGGTGATTTCTTTTGCGGAAATGGTAACAAATGCTTTAGGTTCTATCTTTGGATGGAGGTATGAAGCAAGCAAAGGGGCAGGAATCAGCGGTCTTGCTGATGATATTGGAAGCGCGTCTGACGGCATGGACGATTTAAGTAATGCCGCAGGAAGCGCAGGGAAAAATACGGGTGGTATCGCAAAAAATGCCAAGAAAGCAAAAAAGGAAATCCAACAGGCAACTCGTGCATTTGATGAATTAAAGGTTATTTCAAAACAAAGTAAAGATAATACTTCCGGTTCCGGGAATAAAGGTTCTGGTTCTGGATCTGGTTCAGGTGCTGGTGGCGGCACCGGTGCTGATGGTGGATTAGTTCAGACGGACACCATCTTTAAGAAATTCAAAAGCAAAATCAAAGACCTTGAACAGTTGGGAGAGTCTATTTCCGGTGCGTTAATTAACGCAATGAAAAAAATTAAATGGGAAAAAGTGTATGCAAAAGCTGAAGGTTTTGGAAGGGGATTAGCCAAATTCCTTAACGGACTATTTAAAGGGCAAAAAGGAACAACGCTTTTCGGAGAAACCGGAAAACTGATCGCAAATTCATTAAACACGGTGCTTCATGGATTGGATTCGTTTGGAACGACATTTAATTGGAAGCAATTTGGAAATTCAATCGCAGACGGAATAAACAAGTTTTTCCAAAACTTTGACTTTGCATTATTGGCTAAAACGCTTAATTCGTGGGCGCAGGGCGCGTTTGATACAGTTACGACAGCATTAAGTAAAATTTCATGGAAGGATGTATGGAACGGAGCAAAGGAGTTTTTAAGCAACCTAGATGTAAAAACAGTTGGAATCATAATCGGTGCGTTGACAATCAAAAAAATTCTTGGATTACATCTTGCAAAAACCGCACTTGATATAATCGGAACTTCCATTTCAAAAGCAATAGCCGGTTCACTTGCATCAAGGCTTGGCGTTGAAATTGCGGCAAATGAGGGAATCTCGACAGTATTGTCTACCGCTTTGTCAAAAAAAATAGGTGGGGCGTTTGCTACACTTGGAACAACTGTTTCAGCTGGTGTCAAAGCTTTATTCGGTAGCGGTGCGGCAGAGAGCGCACTTTCTTTTATCAGCCCGGTAGCAAAAGCTATAACCGGGATTGGCTCTGTTGCGATTGGCGCATTTACTGCAATATCAAACTTTGTGACCATGTTAAAGAACGGATTCAGTTGGCTTAATGAAGCACTTATGCTTGTCGGAGTTACGATTACGGCAGTCGGAGCGGTTATTTTAGGGGTAGCGGCAGCACCTGCAGCGATTACCGCAGGAATAGTAGCCGGTGTTGCAACGGCGGCTGTAGTAGTCAAGGATCATTGGAAAGAAATAAAAGGAATTTTCTCAAAAGCAGGAGATTGGTTTAATACTAATGTGATTAAGCCAATAAGCGGTTTTTTTAAGGGATTATGGGAATCTGTTTCCGGTTTTTTCTCTTCTTTATGGAAAGATATATCCGGTGTATGGAAAACAGTTTCTGGATGGTTCAATACTAATGTTATAACTCCTATTGTTTCATTTTTCCAAGGATTTTCGAAAAGAGTTGGTCAAATCTTTGAAGGATTGTGGATCATTGTCAAGGCTGTATGGATTGTTGTTTCTGATTGGTTTAAATCAAAGGTAATAGAGCCAATAAAGAAGAATTTTGAATTATTGAAATCGGCAGTATCAACTGCATTCAAGGTTCTATGGACAACTGTAAAATCGGTATGGGCGGTGGTTTCCGGTTGGTTTAAGGAGCATGTTACAACACCTATCAAGAATGCTTTTAGCTCAGCAAAAGAATCTATTCAGAAAGCTTTTAGCGCGGCAAAGACAGCGGTAACCGGGGCGTGGAATAGTGTTTCTAGTTGGTTTAAAGAACATGTAACCACCCCGATAAAAAATGCTTTCTCGAAGATGAAAGAAAGTGTAGCTGAAATATTCAGCAAATTATGGAATAGCGTGAAAAGTGGTGTTGCCGGGGCAATGAACACCGTAATTTCAAGAATTGAAACAGCAATAAATTCATTGATCGGTGGAGTGAATACCGTTTTGAGAGGGTTCAACAGTGTTGTTTCTGCGGCGGCTAAAGTAGCAAAGGTAAAGTGGAGCGGAGTCGATCTTGTGCCGAAAGTGAGCCTACCTAAAGTAAAGGCTTATGCAACGGGCGGTTTTATGGATAAATATAGCATAGCAACAGTTGGAGAAAATGGACTTCCGGAAATTATGGGAACAGTCGGAGGTAAGCCAGCGGTCGCAGGAAGCCAAGAAATTACCGGAATCAAAGATGCTATCAATTCAACATCTGCGCAAGAGGTTTCCTTACTGCGACAACAAAATCAGTTATTACAAGCTATTTTACAGAAAAATTTCGGAATTACTACAAACGACATAGGAAAAGCTGCAAGGGATTATGGTAGAGAACATTACAATCGAACCGGAGACAATGTATATGTTTTTTAGTGACTTCTATAATAGAACGTGATATAATTCTAAATAAATCATATCACAAGAAAGGAGTCATTATGAGAAACACAAAAAAATTATTAGTAGCGATGGGATTGGCATTTGCCGTTTTGATTTCGGCTATGCCAATCCAAAATGCAGATGGGGAACAGATTGTTGCACAGGCGGCAACTATCAAATTAAGCAGAAAGACTCTTAATTTAAAAATTGGAGAATCCGCAACATTAAAGATAAGCGGAATGAGGAAAACTGCTAAATGGAGTAGTGGCAATAAATATGTTGCTTCTGTAAACAAGTCTGGAAAAGTTCTGGCGGTTGGAGAAGGAACAACGTACGTAAAAGCAAAAATTGCAAAGAAAACGCTTTCTTGCAAAGTTACCGTCACTTCTTCCTTTAATGCGAACAAGGTAAAGAAAAACATCTCAATTGAATACCAAGATAGTGGTCATGGAGTTGTTGCTATCTTGAAAAACAACAACAAGGTAAATGTTGATCTGGACGCAAAACTTGTATACTACAAAAACGGTAAAATGCTGGATAGCAAAAGCGATTGTAACAGAGCTTTTGAATCCGGTAAGGAATGTGTTCTTTATTTTGACGCACCGAGCGATTCTGATTATAACGATGTTTCTTATGATAACTATAAAATGTCGTTGAGTGTTGATGAAGCAACAAATGCTGTTTGTGATGTTCGCAATATAATGGTTCAATCGGACATTGGAGCAGATAATGTTACGGTTGAAGCTACAAACGATTCCGGAAAAGATTTTTCATTTGTGAAAATTTCTTGCTTAATGTATGATGCATCTGGCAACTTGATCAAATATGATTATCATTATGCAGAATGTGAAAAGAATGGAGACACCGATTATTTCTCGTTTAGTTTTCCGTACGATTCAAATTACGATACGATCTATCCGAGCAGTTATAAGATATATGTTGATGAAGCATATACATATACTTGGTTACAATAAAAATTGAAAGATAAATGATACTTAAGCCGTGGAAACACGGCTTATTTTAATTCCAAAATCGGATTGACACAAAATCAAAAATAGTCTATCCTTATTACTAAGGAAACAACCTTATCCGTGAAGATGCGGATTACTTACTCGAACGCCATACTGTACGAAAGAGGAAACCAATGTGATTTCACAACCGGTTTCCTCTTTTTTATTCAGATAAAAATGTATGGAGGTAGACACGAATGAAAAAATCACAACTTATGCTTAAGATTCAAAACAGCATTGAGGTATTTGAGAATCCAATATTCGGACAGATTAGAATGACCATGGTAGATGATGAACCGATGTTTTGCCTTGTTGATGTTTGCAGGGCATTGGAAATGAGTAACCCTACAATGGTCGCGCAGAGGTTAGATGAAGATGAACGCACTAAGTTAGACTTAGGGCGTGCAGGAGAAACAAATTTCATTACAGAGAGCGGCTTATATGCGGTTATTCTTCGGAGTGATAAACCGAACGCAAAGAAGTTTCGCAAGTGGGTAACATCCGAGGTTCTCCCTACAATCCGTAAAACAGGTGGGTATGTCAATAATGATGAATTATTTATTTCTACTTACCTACCATATGCAGATGAAAACACTAAACTGATATTTTCACAGACATTAAAAACTGTTAGAGAGCAGAACGAAACCATTAAAAGACAGCAGAAAGAAATCATCCATAAGGAAGATGTTATTATCGGACTCGTTGATGATATTGACTTGGCAACCAAGAGACAGCGGATAACACAGATTGTCCGTTTTGGTGCCGATGGAAAGTATCAAGAACGCTATTCGTTGCTTTATGGAGAATTTGAAAGGAAATATCACTGCAACCTTAAATCAAGGATGGAAGGGTGCGCGCTCAAGCCAAAAGTAAGAAACAAGATGGATTATATCGACAGGGAAATGGGAATGATTCCGCAGTTGTACGAAATCGCTTGCAAACTTTTTGAAAACGATGTAGAAAAGCTGAAATCTGAATGGGAATCAGTAGTAGCTTAAAATTTAATCAAATGGATAGCATCTACCAAAACGGTAGGTGCTATTTTTATACCCATTTTAGGAGGTAAACGATGGGATATGGCGGATATTTAGTAAAGTTTGGGGATTATACCATACCGAACAATTTAATAAAGCAGGACACGTTTAGTTCCTATGTAAACATGCAGGATAAAGACCCTTGGACGGATGAAAACGGATATGAGCATCGTGATGCCGTGGAACTGAAAGCCCTAAAGGTTGAGTTTGAAACCAAAGCCATGCTGACCGAAAAGCAGTTTGATGATTTTTGGAAGAACATAGAAAAGAACTATACCAAGGCAAAGGAGCGCGGTGGATATATCACGGCATACGTGCCGGAGAAACGCGGATATGTGACACAGTACGGATATATTGCTGACATTCAGCCTACGTTCTATTCTGTGGCACATGGGAAGATAAAATATGACGCAATCAAATTTTCGTTTGTAGGTGGTGTATATGATAAATAGCAGTTTGAAAGAAAAGTATTGGGATTCCTCGACAGATAAGCAGATGGTCATATCTGTTGTTGGAACGAATCAGAAAATAGACAATTCGATGCTTGAAATCGGTACGTTTGCGCTCGAAGAAAGTCTTTGTTCGGAATCTGAATTAAAGTTTGGAGCGTGCGAAGCGAATTGTGTAAAATTCACAGCACGAAACACCGCAGGAAACATTATCGGAAAGACAATCTCTATCGAAGAAACGATTGACGGAGATAGTCAAAATCCGATGCCATACGGAGTTTTTAAGGTGGCATCCGATGTTCCTACGGCTGACCGCACAAAACGGCAGATTACGGCATATGACGCAATGTATGACATTATCAATACGGATGTAAAGTCTTGGTATGCAGGACTTAGCTTTCCAATAACACTTAAACAGTTCCGCGATAGCTTCTTTGCATATCTTGGAATTGCGCAAGTTGAAACAAGCCTTGTCAATGATTCCATGACGGTCAATAAGACGATTGTAGCCACGCAGACGGACGATTCTAGCGCAGTCACAGAAGAAACCGCTATCAGCGGAAAAACCGTTGTAACGGCAATATGCGAGATCAATGGATGCTTTGGAAATATCAACCGAGAGGGCAAGTTTGAGTATGTCTTTCTTAAAGCAATCACAAGTGCGCTTTATCCGGCAGACAATTTATTTCCGTCAGACAATTTATTTCCGTCTGATGCAAACACGGAGTCCATGACCGGACACTATATCACGTTTGATTATGAGGACTTCCAAAGTAAGGCAATCACGCAGCTAGAAATCAAGACAAACGAAGATAATGCCGGTGCTATTGTTGGAACTGCCGGGAACAACTATTCGATTACAGGAAACTTTCTTGTATCAGATAAGACCGGAGCGGAGCTTGAACAGATTGCAAATAACCTATTGCCGATTATGAAACAGGCGGCATACACACCGATTAAAAGTTGCACTTGTGTCGGAAATCCATGTCTGACACTTGGAGAACCCATCCGGTTCAATACCACAAGAGAAATTGTTGAAACATATCTATTGCAGCGCACTTTAACCGGAGTGCAAAGTAAGAGAGATTCAATCTTGGCACAGGGTACGCAGACACACTCTGCAAAGGTTAATTCTATTAGAGACACGATTGAAAGCGTGCAAAGACGTACCGGAAAGTTAGAGAGGAACGCAGACCATCTTCAATCCACGTATGAGGATTTAGAAGAGCAGACAAATACCAAGTTTGAGCAGACCACAAAAAGCATTGTCGCAGAAGTCAATCGTGCACAAAAAGCGGAAGGGCAATTAGACGCATCATTGGAATTGAAGTTAGGCAGAGACGAGAACGATCAAGTTATTTCGATGATTAATGCAAGTGCTGACCAAATTGTGCTACGAGGAAACAGATTGATTGTAGAATGTAACAATTTTGAACTGGACGGTAGCGGACGAGTACATATAATAGAATCTCTGCTTTTTGACAGTGGTGAGGTATCTGGGGTAGAGATATTAGGGCATGACGGAAGAAATAATGCGTTATTGCAGAATGTTAAGTTGGACTTATTATCTGTTACTGATGCAAACGGGGAAAACTTGGCGACAGAAAGTTATGTTGATAATTCGCTGAGCGGCTACGCAACCAAAAGCGAATTGCCAAGTGGGTATTTTACAGATGTAAACTATACACTTAATGATAGCTCTACAACCAAGTATTCGCCTAGACACTTTAATAAAATGTCTGATTTTGGTTCAAGGGAAAGTACCTTGGATATCGAGGGTCTTTTGATTTCTATTCCGAGTTCCGATAGAAGGCTGAAAAATAATATACAATCATTAAGGGATATTAAAAGCGTTTATATGGCAATGCGCCCAGTTGAGTATACATGGAAATCCGGATACATCACGCAGCACACAGGCTTACAGTTTGGTTTAATTGCGCAGGATTTAGAGAAGATTTTGCAGGATGCTGGATTGTCCGATAGCGGACTCGTACTAAAAGAAGATGCCGAAGAGGATGAAAAAGCAATTCACGGAGATTCAAAGACATGGAAAATTGACAAGGAAAATCTCCATGCAATGCACATACAGATGATCCAGATGCAGCAGAAAGAAATCGAACTTTTGAAGCAGAAAAATGAAGAATTGGAGCGCAGACTATCCGTGTTAGAAAGGAGTGTGAGCCATGCAGAAAATATATAACCGTATCAACTGGGAGAATTTCCCAAGTGAAAAAACAGCGGTAAATGAATCTAATCTTAACAAGATGGACTTGGCAATTGACAATCTGGATGATCGTGTGGTTGCTATGGATGCGTCTAAGGTTGATTTGACAAAGGCAAATGAGCTTGTGAAAGAAATTCTGTGGGATGAATCCAACGGTACGCTGACTGTGGTAAAGATGAACGGTTCCAAGGCTGTTATCGATACAAAATTAGAAAAGTTGGCGGTAAACTTCAAGTATGATCCGCAGACACAACAGTTGATTATCACGCTGGACGATGGCACAACGCAGAATGTTGATTTGTCCGCTCTGATCACGCAGTATGAATTTATAGATAGCAATACCATTGCATTTGAAATTAGCAGTGACGGTAAGGTGTCCGCAATCGTGAAAGAGGGAAGTATCCAAGAAAAGCATCTGCGCCCAGATTATCTTGCAGATATTAAAGTGGAATCTGCCAAGGCGGTAGCATCTGCCAAAAGCGCAGGAACGTCCGAAACCAACGCGGCAAAATCTGCCACAGAAGCAAAGGACAGCGCAGACAGGGTGCAGGGAATCGAAAGCGAGATTAACAAGAAATTGACAATGGCAGAATTTGACTTGAACGATGATGGAGAGTTAATTTACACAGATAATGCAGCGTATAACTTTACCGTTGATAATAACGGAAATTTGAATTGGGAGGTGGCTTAATATGGCAGTGGCAGGTAGAGTAGCAATCGTGCCTAAAGGCGAGTGGAGCGCAAATGCTACATATAAGAGATTGGATGCGGTAACTCATAATAACACATTGTATTTTGCGAAAAAAGAAGTTCCGGCAGGAACAGTAACTAGCAATACGGAATATTGGTCGAAGTCGATTGTGGGTGGTGCCAGTGCAATCGCAACGAAAGAGGATGCCGGGATTGTGAAACCGGATGGGAAAAGCATGAGTGTCGATGAGAACGGAACACTTAGTATTAACTTGGATGGAACCACAATTACATTAGACGAAGCGAAAAATGTCATAAAGCTGGCAGATACACTAAAAGAAAAGATCGGAAGCGCACTGCAACCGGAAAGTATCGTAAACAACCAGGTAACAACAGAAGCTGGATTTGCCCTGGATGCACGGCAGGCAAACCCGAATCTGGATGGTACGCTTGCGAAACAGTTAAGTGATTTAAACGGCAGTTTAAATAATAACCGCGATATAATATGGTCTAGTCCACACACCTTAACTCCATCTGTTATAAATAAATGGGTGGCAAGTGACAACTTTATAACGCTACAACCCGGGAAATATATATTAGGGCTTAAAGCTCATGCAGTTTGTAATAGTGATGTGTATATAGACACTTCTATAGACACAAAAGAACAATCATTTATTTTTTATGAAAAAAACGTCAATATGCCTGTTAGTACGATAACAGCAGGTGAAACAGGTGTAACAAGATCTGTAACTAATGTTTTTGTAGCAACGATTGATGCGCCTATTGAGCTTTATTTTTTATGTTATACAAGTGCTACAATAACTATTACTTATGAAATTTGGGCTTTAAAACTTCTTTAAAATTATAATTTTGGTGGATAATATCAAATTCAAACGCAAATAAATTGATCGTGGCTAATATTAGACTACCTGTAAACCCAGATTACATCAGACAACTAATGGATATGTTCTTGATTCGTGGATTGATTTATGTCAATGATACTTTTGACCATAAGAAAGCTCCGTCGCCTCCACTTATTTGTCCAATATAGCAATTACGTCCCCAACCGCTAATAGGTATTGCAATCGCAAAGCCTCTCCACACAGACATTTTCACGGACAAAATGACACACCCGAAGCCATTATTGAAATTATCGTCATCAAAACCAAAGATTTCCTTATTTAATGTATTGTTTCCGGTACTTTCTATCACCAAAAATGTACTTTTTTGATTCATGTAAAAATTTGAAAACGTGGTGACATCATCTTTGCCTATGTGGTTTGTCTTGAGCAAATCATTTTTTAAACTGCCGTTTAAATAAGTTTAGTAACCCATAAATTTACACATAGAAAGGAATAAAAATCATGGACAAAATTATTTTAGCCAACAAAACAGAATTTGAAATTGCCGATGGAGCAAGCCTTGGCAACATTCAGATTCAATCGGCAGATTTTGCCGGAATCGAAACAATCACGAAAGCGTTTTCCGTGGACAATCTTGCAAAAGTGACATTCACCCACAACGGGGAAGTGTCTGGGGAATACACAGACCTTAAATCCGATGGGTTTTCTTACAATCCAAACGTGGGAGAGGATGGCGCAGAAGACGGTACATATACCGTAACGGTCAGCTTGAGGACTAAGACAGAGATGGAGAAAGCCATCGACGAATTGAAAGCAGGACATGAAGTAAACGCCGGAGCAATTCAGGATCTTGCAGATATGGTAGCAGGAGGTGAAGCATAATGGTTAAATTCTACGTGAGACGTATTCTTGTAGATAAGAAAATGACGATTGATGAAGTGCCAATGCGTTGGCGCGCAAAAGTGCAAGAAGAGATTGAGAAACAGCTTTCCGCTTCTCTGCAATGACATTTCTTGTCGAAATTTGCGACCGAAAAATGTTGAAATCATGCATATTGTAGTGATACTATGGACTTGTCCGAAAGGACACTTCAAGTTCTGGCATGGGTGGGGTTTGGCATGGCTCCGCCCATAATTGGGGATTGACTATGCCGAACATACGTTCTGTAATATTTGTATCGCTACATAGGGCACATGATTGGGGGTTTTGAGGTTGGGAGAAGAGTACTACAAAAATGAAATCATTAAACTCATTGAAAAATGCGACAATTTGCATTGGTTAAAAACCATATATGCATACATAAGCAACTTATTAAAATAGGAAAAGAGCCAAGGGTTTGCGCATTGCCCTTGGCTCTTTTTTACTTTTTGTCTGAAATCATATCAACTAAATTTTCTAAGGCTGTCCAATCATTTTCGCTTAACTTGCACAGCGCAGAAACAAGTCGATACTTAAAGTTTTCATCACCTAGTCTTTGGATTTCTCCAAGCATTGCTGAAATCTGTTCGTCTTTTGATAACTCAACAAACATTTCTCCGTTTCCGGTGCGAAGCCAATCTTGATTGACATTAAATTTTTCACATATATCAAAAATTGTTCTTTCGGACGGTTTTTTTGTTCCTGTTTCAATTTGCGCTATAAAATTTCTCGAAAGACCAATTTTTGAGGAAAATTCTTCTTGTGTTAATCCTAATCGACTTCTTAATTCTTTGATTCTTTCATTCACTATTTATCCTCCTTTCATATATACTATATAACAAAAATGTCCCCTAGTCAACAAAAAAGTATTGACAAAATGTTTCTTGGGGACTATACTTTGTTTACAAGGTCAACAAAACCTTAAAATTAAAGGAAAGAGGTGAGAACATGAAAGAGATTAAATCAGCAAATGACATAATTGTTGTTCCGGTTTCTTATTTTAATGGAATGGAAAAGGAATTGCAGAAGATTCTAAACAAAGTGGATATTCACGATATGGATGTCATGGAACAGGTTCTTCATATGCGGAAGTGGCTGAAAACCAAAACCGTATATGAAGAAACAAAGAGATTATATCCTAATCTCCGTTTGGAAAATATTCATTTGCTTTTACCACAAGAAGAAGAGAGTTCTTGTGAGTGTACTGATAAAACAAACAGTGAATAGATTCTGCTGTTGTGTCGCATAGCGGATTGCCAAACGTTTCAGGAACATTTAGTTCCCAACAGAAATTATTTATATTTGCGAATGTTATATCGTTTTCGGCTAATATCTTTGCCATCTTTTCTCGGTCGCAGGATATTGTAGAAAAATCGCAAAACAAAAAGTATTTCAAATTGTATCACCTCCCTTATTTGATGATAAGGGAATTATACCACAGAAAGGAAGTGAAAGTATGGATAATTTGGTACACATTGGAAATGCGGATATTTCCATCAAAGAGTACAAAGGCGAGCGAGTGGTCACGTTTAAGGACATTGACATGGTACATGAAAGACCAGACGGAACAGCGAGAAAAATATTTAACGACAATAAGAAACACTTTATTTTAGGAGAAGATTACTTCGTCCGAAATTCGGATGAAGCCAAGGGGGAATTTGGTGTAACTTCTCCGAACGGAATGTATCTTATCACAGAACAGGGCTATCTGATGTTGGTCAAGTCATTTACGGATGATTTGGCATGGGAAGTACAAAAGAAATTAGCTTCTTCCTATTTTAATGTATATTTTCGGATGCGACTTGAACATTGTAGCAGAGTACGAAATCAGATATTGCGCATGAAAGGAAGTGATTGAATGAGCGAAAAGGAAAAGAGAGTTGTCGAAAAACTTCGTGATGCCATTCCGAATATGACAGATTTTCAGAAAGGATATGTCCTTGGAATGGTAGAGAGTTCTGCTTCGAAACATAGTGAGCAGGAAGAAGAAAATAATGAAAGGAGCAAATATGGAACACAAACCACAAAAAATTGAAATCAAGCCGAGAAGAGAGGGGGAGCCGCCGTCAAGCACTCATCTTTTTGTAGATGGACATGAAATCAAAGGAATTAGAAAACTTGATTTTTCTGTAGAACCAAACGGTCTTTCACATTTGGTGCTTGATTTACAGGCATTTAATTTGACTGTTGATGCCCTTTGCTTGATATATCAGGAAAAAAATCGGGGCAATCAATCTACAGATTGCAGACGAAGAAAACGAAAGGGGTGAGAATGGGTGGAAGTAAAAAGATACCGGCTTTTAGACGAAGAAGGAAAAGCTGTAATTGTAAAGAAAGACAAGGATAGATATATCGGTCTTGACGAATTGGCACAGCATATAGCAATGGATATTGTTGATGATTACCAAAGCATTTTGGACGGCGATAAGAAAATCGAAGATACAAACATTGAATTATCCGTCAAAGTCCTTACCGCCATTTCTCCGGTCATTAAAACATGTTAGAAATGTTTTATGTTACGGAATGGGTTTTCTGCCACCTCTACGCTGGATAATTGATTTTCTTCTTTTGGTAGAGATTCTTTGATTTCTTCACGGTATTGGTCGTACTTGGTTTTGAAATCATTGAAAGAATCGTTACATCCACAGATTTTAGCTATAGCGTAGGCAGATACATATTCATTGTTCAAAAATTCACCTCCCTTATTTGATGATAAGGGAATTATACCACAGAAAGGAGATTTATGAACGAATTACAGATTTTTAATTCGGAAGAGTTTGGAGAAGTCCGAACGGTAGTATTAAATAGCGAGCCGATGTTTTGCTTGGCTGATGTTTGCAAGGCATTGGACATTAAAAATGCAACAGATGTTGCTAAAAGGCTTGATGATGACGAACGCACTAGATTAAATCTAGGGCGTCAAGGAGAAACAAACTTCGTTACCGAGTCTGGTCTATACGCGGTTATTCTCCGCAGCGACAAGCCGAATGCCAAGAAGTTCCGTAAATGGATAACCGGAGAAGTTCTTCCATCCATCCGAAAGACCGGAAGTTACGGAAAGCCTATGACAACGGCAGAAAAGATTCAGTTACTTGCACAGGGAAACGAGGAATTGAGCGGTCGTGTTGAAAAGGTAGAAGATAAAATCGATAGCCTTGAAAACGATATGCCTTTGTATGGATGCGAGATTGACGAGATTCAGAAGCACGTTAAGCGCAGGGGCGTTGATATTCTTGGTGGAAAGCAGAGTGAATCATACAGAGATAGAAGCATCAGAAGTTCAGTGTATTCGGATATTTACAGTCAGCTTAAGCGCGAATATGGTTGTGTGGCATCATACAAAAGCATCAAGCGAAAGTATATCGCAGATGCACATGAGTTTATTGATTGCTATACAGCACCAGTGTTCTTGCAGGAACAGATTTCATGCGCGAATGCACATAATGAATGAGTTGTTTCCTTATTATATAGCACGAAAGGGGAAATCAGATGAAAAAAGTAATCCAATTCATCATAGGTGCGGTGGCAATGGAGTATTCCTTGGTTGCCGCGTGCTATATGGATAGTGATGGCGTGGTCGGGAATATGGCGGCTATTAAATTTGTAGCCGGTGCAGTAATTGCGGCAATTATGTATTACTGGTCAGAGGTAGACCGGAAGAGAGCTGAACTCGACAAGCGAATTAAGAGAAAACGCAGAATGAGAGAGGATGCATGGTAAGCGTTGTGTATATAAGTGGTACGAGATGTTCCACGGAAGAAAAGCGTATGCTTGCTGAACTTTTGGCAGGGAAACGAAAGAAACAGAATGATAAAGATAATTTTGAAAAGGTTCTTGACAGAGAAATGGAAAGGAGAAGCAATGGAGAACAAAATAACACTGATCGGTGATGTTGTATCAGCACCAAGGGAAAGCCATAAATCAAGCGGTAAGAAATTTTATAAATTTTTTATCGGAGTTGAAAGAAGAAGCGGTGTTGCAGATATTCTTCCGGTACTTTTCGATGAAGAAATCAGCGATACAGGAATTAGCGGAACAGTATGTGTCAAGGGAAAGATAATTACCCGGCACGTAAAAACCGGATCTGGGGAAGCCATTCTTATGTATGTTATGGCTGATACAATCACGAAGCCAGAGGATGATAGCCCTTTGAACGAAGTAAGTCTTGATGGAATTATCGAGGAAAAGCGACTTAGAGAAACACCACTCGGTCGTAAAATCTGCGATGTGAAACTCAAAAACGTAAGAGAAAACGGAAAAGAGGATTTGATTACTTGCATTTCATGGGGAAAGTGTGCAGAGTATACGGACTCACTTGCTTTAGGTGATGCGGTGAGTGCATACGGCAGATTACAGAGCCGGAGATACAAGAAAACGTGTAAAGATGGTCGCGTTGTGGAAAAAGTTACATATGAATTGTCAATAAAAGGAATCGTGGGGGTGTAATAATGCGAATGATTTTAAAATCGTTACATGGGGAGAACTTCAAGGGCATTAAGAGCATTGACATTAAATTTTGGGAGAAAAAGACAAAGATTAGCGGACAGAACGCTTCCGGAAAGACCACGATTTTTGACATTTTTTCATGGTTGTTTTTTAACAAGAACAGTGCCGGAGAGGAAAAATTCAATGTCAGACCATTGGATAAGGACGGACACCAAATTGACAACGTGGAAATCAAAGTTGTGGGAGTTATTGAAGTTGATGGCAAAGAAGTGGAACTTTCCAAGGTTCAGAAGCAGAATTGGGTTAAGAAGCGCGGAACCGACACAGTTACTTTGCAAGGCAATGTCAATTCATTTGAGATTGACGGCTATCCGAAAAGTGAAGCTGAATTTAAGGCTTATATTTCAGGCTTGGCGCAGAGCGAGGAAATGTTTAAGATGCTGACCAATCCGCAGTATTTTTCTTCTCTGAAATGGAAAGAGCAGAGAGACATTCTGATGAAACTTGTTGCAGAGGTTTCCGATGTGGAACTGGCACAGACCGATGCCAAGTATGCACCGTTGCTTGACGAATTGGGGAAAGCACCATCTACAGATGATATTCGCGCCAAGTTTTCCAAGGCATTATCTGAATGGAAGAAGAAACAGGCTGAAATTCCGGTTCGCATTGATGAAGCCGAGAAATCCAAGGTTGATGTAGATGTGGCAGAGCAGGAGTTACTAAAAGCCGACTTGGAGAGAAAGATTGAAGCACTTGAAGATTTAATGGCGAAATCTGATGTGCGGATTGATGAAATGCGTAGCGAAGAAATGCATTGTCAGTTTGAAATGTCAGCTATCGCGCAGACCATGAATAACGAGCTTTCAAGCAAGAAACGTGAGATCGAAAATCATAAATACGACCACGAACGGAAGTTGCAGGATGTTCGTTCATCAATCAAAAAAGCGCAGGATTCCATTGAAAGCAGTAAGAAATCAATTTCTGAACAGATTCTTAAGAAAGCTGAACTTGTGAAAAGGTACAAAGAGGAAAAGGAAAAGAAATTTGACGATTCCAAGTGGGTATTTGACGAATCTACAACAGTTTGTTCGTTATGCGGACAAAGATTGCCGGAAGATAAAATAGAGTCTTTAAGAGCCGATTTTTCGCAGAGAAAGGCAGATGCAATCGAAATATTTAATGAAGAACACGCGAAAACACTTGCCATGATCGTTGACGATGGAAATGTGTGTGCTGAAATGATTAAGAATCTGACCGAGAACAACAAGGAATTAGAAAACACAATTAACACCTTGAAATTGCATGAAACGGAAGAAATTGATATTATCAAGGGATTTTACGAACAGATTTCTAAGATTCCGGCTTACGCTGATTATATGCAGAACGCTGAATATGTCAAGTTAAAGGCTAAACGGGATAAATTGCTTGCTGATATTGCAGAGTTAGGGTCTAAGGGCGCAGATAAGGTGGTTGAGGACGCAAAAGCAGATAAAGCAAAATTAAAGAGTCAGCTTGATGAAGTAAATAAGATTATCGCACAGGCGGCTAACAACGTTATGATTGATGATCGTATCGAAACGCTTAGAGACGAGCAGAAAGAAATCGGGCAGAAAGTTGCAGACCAGGAACAGATGCTTTACCTCTTAGAAGAGTTCATTCGTTTCAAGCTGAATAAGGTTTCTGAATCTATCAACAGCCATTTCAAGACCGTAAATTTCAAACTCTTTGAAATGCAGTTAAATGGCGGCATGAAAGATTGCTGTGAGTGCACCGTAAATGGAGTGCCGTATTCGACTTTGAATAGTGGTCACAGAATCGTAGCCGGACTCGATATTATCCGCTCATTGAGTGAGTTATACGGTGTGAGAGTGCCTATTTTTGTCGATAACGCGGAATCGCTGAATGAGTTCAATGTGCCGGATATGGATGCACAGCTAATTCTTTTGAGCGTTTCCGAGGACAAACAGTTGAAAGTGGAGGGTGTGTAGAATGTCAAGAGTAGGGACAAGCAACAACATCACACAGCCGGATGCACGGTGTATGTCGTGCAAGCGTTGGAAGAGTGCAAGTAAAGGGTTCTGGGGAAGAGACGGACATTGTTCTCTTCCGTATTGCGAAAAAGACGCGAGAAATAAAGGAAAGAGAGGTCGTGTACATGGATGATATTGAAAAGTTGAAGGCTGAAAACTCGGATTTGCGAACAAGGGTAAATGACCTTGAGCGTAATGAATATAGCCATATAGAAAAACTTAGAAAAGTCTCAGAAACAAACGAAAGACTTTTGCGTATTCTTGAAAATTTGTCAAATGGATATGTGAAAAAGGAGAGGTAATTATGCAGTATATCAAAGCAAAATACCCAAACAGCACACGCAGTTACATCTTTAAGACCGAGGATTCCGTAAAAGCCGGTGACACGGTTGTAAATGCTAAGTGTGCAAAGCTGGCAGTTACAGATGAAATCGTGGATATGAAGTGGGTGGAGACCTACGGTGCTGATAAGGTGGCGGTTGTGAAAAAGTATGAAGAGCCGGTAGATGCCGGAGAAAGCGAGGAATAAATAATTATGGCAGAAGCAAAGAAACAGGAAGTAGCAGTTAAGCAGGAAATGAATACAAGGCTTTCGTTCTACGCAAACCAGTACACCGGACTTATGGAGCGAGATTTCGAGGAACATGGTCTTGTATTTGATGATTATTCAAAACAGTGTGTTATGGCATCAATGAGTGCGATTTACAACCTTGTTACATCAAATAAGGCAGCTATGGAAAATCTGAATGGTTCTAATTTGCGGCAGGTTATCGGGCAGGTTTCCAGCCTTAAACTTAATGCAAATGCAGTACCGAGAGAGTGTTATTTCCAGTTAAGAAATAAGCAGGATGCCAATGGAAATTGGTATAAAGAGGTTGAGATGGGAATCGAGGGAGACGGAAACGATGCACTTCTTCGCAACTTCGGCGTTGGCGTTAAAAAAGTCTATCCGGTATGGCTTGTGAAAGAAGGAGATGAATTTACATACCCGAAACATAAAGGCGTTGAGATTACACCACCGGAATGGGAAGAAAAGGGATTGTCACAGAAAGTAATCCGTGTCGTTTACCCGGTCGAGATGGACGGTGGAAAGATTGAATACATGATTGCGGAACGTGAAGGTGTAAAAGGAAACCTTTTGGCTCATGTGCGCAACAATCTTTTGAATGAAACGTTTGGAATTTGCGAGAATAAGCGCAAGGCAACCGACAAGCAAAAGGCTGAAATTAAGGCTAAAAAGGACGAGATTATCAGTGCACTTCTCGGATGCAAGACATTGGAAGAAATGCTTGCTTGTGAAGTGGCAAGACCTTATATGAGCGCGGCGTGGAGAGAAACTTCCGAAGCTATGATTGTCCGTAAGATGCGTAATAATGCAATCAAGAAACACCCGAAAGACCTTAACGCTATGGCTACACAGTCACTTATGCAGATGGATGAAACTTATCAGCAGACACAGGAAGAAATTTCCGAAAACGCCAATTCAGAGCCGTTTGTTGTAGCAGAATCCGAAGCGACCGACGGTGCAGCAGTCGAGCCTGAGAAAGTCGTTGAGAATGACGAGAATGTACCGGACTTTATGAAAGATTAGGGAGGTTGCTATGAGAGTTATATCGCAGGACGGAGCACTTGATATTCCGTATGAGCAAGTAGTTATTCAGAGGTTTAATGGAGAAATCTATTTTTTGAACAAGAACCTTACAGGGATAGATGATCTTGTCAGTGACATTGTTATTGCTAAATACTCCACCGAAGAAAAAGCAAAGAAAGCCATGGAAGAATTGAGATATACCTATATGTGTCACAGCCTTGTAAAGATGGGGCAGACACCGCCAGATGGAATTGACGAAAATATTGACGAAAAACTCACTATGGGTTTGAGCGGAGTATTTCACTTTCCGGCAGAGGAAGAATTGGAGTAGCCTATGAAATTAAAAGTCTTAGGTTCCGGTTCATCCGGTAACTCATACGCCTTAATTGCCGACAATGGAGAAATCCTTGCAATCGAAGCCGGATGTAAATTCATGGACTTTAAGAAGATGATTGATTGGCGTATATCTGATGTTGCCGGATGCATTGTAAGCCATGAACACGGAGACCATGCACGATACATAAAAGATTTCATGCAATCCGGTATTCCGGTTTACACAGCGTTTGAAACACAGACAGCACTTGAAACCATAACCGGAGAGCGTACAATAGCCATTCCACCACGCAGAGTACGGCAAATCGGCAGTTTTACGGTTACACCATTCAATGTACCGCATGACACGGAAATCGAGTGCTACGGCTATTTAATCGAGTATGAGGAAATGGGCAAGCTGTTATTCTTGACCGACTTGGAATATTGCAAGTATGATTTTTCCGGTACGAAAGTTGAGCAGATTATGGTTGAAGCCAATTATAGCATGGACTTGGTAGACCGGAATACGCCAAATTATGAACACCGTTTGCGAGGTCATATGAGCCTTGATACGGCACTTAAATTTATTCAGACGAACGACAACCCAGCTTTACGAAATGTCGTTTTAATACACTTATCGGACACAAGCGGAAATCCCGCGTTATTCCTACAACGAACGAAAGAAACAATTGAATATGGATCAAATGTTTATGTTGCAGAGAAAGGGCTAGAGGTTGATATGAACCTTTGTCCGTTCTGATTGGTTGAAACACCTTGGCGAAAGCCTAAAAGAAACTATCTTGTTTGGAGAATAGTTATCACAAACCTTATTGAAAGCCATGTTTTGGCGGTGCGTTTACAGTGCCGCCCTTACAAAAGATTGGAGGTAAAAATTGAAATTATGCGAATACTGTATGGCTGAATTTGAGCCGAAGCGACCAGATCAAAAATATTGTAGACCAAAATGCACCAAAAGATTTGCGCAGTTTAGAAATTTTAAAAAGGCTGGAAGAATTGTGTATACAAGAATATGCCCGAAATGTGGCAGGCTGTTTATGACGATAGATGAACGCAAAGTTGATTGCCAAGACTGCATCGGCATTGACATTAAAGAACGATTGAGAAAGCCAAAGAAAAAGGATGATGCAATCAAGGCTGTGAATCATATGGCACGCGCCTCCGGAATGAGATACGGAAAGTTTGTGGCTCAAATGAGCATGAAGCCATTGGAGAGGAAGTGATTGGATGGGATATAAACACGGATTATCAAATAAATGCGGTAGATTATATCCTCTGTGGAAAAGTATTAAATATCGTTGCTATTGCAAAACTTCTCGCGACTATAAAAATTACGGTGGAAGAGGGATTGCAATGTGTGATGAATGGAAGAATGATTTTCTAAGTTTCCACGATTGGGCAATCGCAAACGGGTATAAAGAGGAAAAGACGGATAAGGGATTGAACATTTTAACCATTGACAGAATTGATGTTAATGGGAATTACGAGCCTAGCAATTGCAGGTTTGTAACAAATGCAGAACAAGCTAAAAACAAAAGAAATAGCATTCCTTTAGAGGAAAAATTTTTAAAATGTCCTGTTTGCGGAAAGCAATTTGTGAAAAAGCAGAGAAATGGGCAAAAAACATGTAGTAATCACTGCGGAAGGATTCTTTATTACAGAGAGCATCCAAACACAAAAGACTATATGAAAATATGTCCTATTTGCAATAAATCATTTAACGCCAAAAGAGGAGGTCATTACAATGACGCAGTTTATTGCAGTAAAAAATGTAAAGATTTATCAGGTTCGCCTGTTTGGGAGCACAACGGACAAACCCATAGGGTTGTTGAGTGGGCTGAAATAGTAGGTATAAATGCACATTGCTTATTACATAGAAAGGATATGGGTTGGACTATTGAAGAGATATTAACAACGCCATTGAGAGGTAGAAGAAAATGCCGAATGTAAATTACAAGCAGCTATATGCAATAAAAAAGAACAACGAGAAACGGATATTAAGTGTTTGCCCTAGAATGAAAAATCAGAGCGGAATTTATTTCTACACGAGGACTGATGAAAACGGTATATCTTACTTTTACATTGGGCAGAGCGTTGACTGCTTAGAGAGAAATGTTTCACATTTATCCGGTTATCAGCACATAGATCTTTCGATTAAAAAAAGAGGATTTTATAGTGAAGAAAATCCGTATGGGTGGAAATTGGATTTTATCCATTATCCGAGAGAGAAGCTTGATGAAATGGAACAATATTGGATTTTGGAATATACAAAGAAAGGTTATCAATGCCGTTACAACAAAACGGCTGGCGGTCAAGGCGCAGGAAAAGAAAAGATAAACGAATTTAAACCGGCAAAAGGCTATTATGACGGCATTAAACAGGGCAAAAAGAGTCTTGCCAAGGAATTATCGCATATCGCTGAAAAGCACCTCGAAATCCGCTTGAAGCCGGAGAAACAGGGTAACAAAGTTTCTGAAAAACAGTATGAGAAGTTTATGGCTTTGATTTCTGAAAATACATATGAGGAGAGTGATTAAATGGCAGAAGTCAAGTGGATTAAGATCACAACAGATGTCTTTGATGATGAAAAGATTCTGCTGATTGAGAGTATGCCGAGTGCGGATAGCATCATTACGATTTGGTTCAAACTTCTTATTCTTGCTGGGAAACAGAATAACAACGGTGTGTTTATGATGAGCAACAAGCTGCCGTTCACGGATGAAATGCTTGCCACCATTTTTCGCAGAGATTTGAACACGGTAAGGCTTGCGCTTAAGGCATTTGAAGAGTTTGGAATGATTGAAGTTGTTGACAACGTGATAACGATTCCGAATTGGAATAAGCATCAAACACTTGACGCTTATGAGAAGAAAAAAGAACGTGACAGGCTTTATCAACAGAACCGGAGAAAGAAGCAGAAAAACCTAATTGAGCAAAAATCGCCCGATAAATCGTCTGATGTCGCTGTTTCAGATAGAGAAGAAGAAAAAGAAGAAGATAAAGAGAAAGAAAATATAAAAGAAAATTCGCTGTCGACCGATTCCGGAGATTTGTTTGATTTTGACGATGCATGGAAAAAGACTTTTAATATATACCCCAAGAAAACAGCGTATAGTACCTCTAAAACAGCTTGGATGGATAAGGTGCTAGAAGTTATCGAAGAGAACCAACCGGACATTGCACGGCTGTTATACAAAGCCACAGAGGCATATTTGAGTGACTATCAAGAAAAGAATCCAGACGATACGGATTTTCGATACATTCCAAAATATGTTGATTGGCTGAAAAATGATTGTGACTATTGGTTGCAGATCGCGGAGAAACGAGGTGATTGCAGTTGACAGAAGCAGAGTTCGGAGTGATCGGGTGCGTATTGATTGACAATGATGTGCTAAATAACATCTGGCGAACACTGAAACCGGAAATGTTTAGTTCGGAATTTGCACAGGATACATACAAAGAAATGCTTGCTATGTATGACCGGAATGAAAGCATTGACCCCATGTCTTTATCAATGGCACTTGAGAATCACAAATACACCCAGGAACAGATTAGTGAATTGATGAAATCCTGTATTACCGAAACAATCACCTCAACTATGGTTAAAAGCTATGCCGATGCGGTTGCGAAAGAATATAAAGTAAGAACGGTTCGTGACATGTATCAGAAATCCAGTTTAAAACCATGCGACATTGATGATACAATCAGCGATCTTCTTACAAGACTTGAACATTTGCAAGAGGGGAAAGAAGTAAAGTTAAAACCAATGAAGCAGATTTCAGTTGAGAATAAAGACAAATATTTCAACGAAAGCGTTGGAGAGGGTGGTATAAAAATCGGGTTATCGCAACTTGATGATGCGCTTGGAGACCTTGAACGCGGTGATGTAACAGTAATTGCTGCAAGACCGGCAGTCGGAAAATCAGCACTCACAACGCAGATCATTGGGAATATGGCAAAAAAAGGACTTAAAGTTGCATATTTCAATTTGGAGATGATTGACAAACAGGTGTATGAGCGATTTATTTCAAGACTTACGGAAATCGGCTTAACGAGAATCAGAAGGGCAAAGGCTTTTCTTGGAGATGAACAGGAAAAATTTAACCAAGCAAATGAAGAAATGAGTAATTATCAATTATGGGTTGCGTCCGGCACTGTATCCCCGAGAGAAATAAAGTCAGAATGCAGACACCAAAACTTTGACGTTATCGTTGTTGACTATCTGCAATTGCTTATGCCGGATAACAGATATTCCGGAAGAAATGAAGAAGTAGCATCAATTTCAAGAGGTTTAAAATCGGTTGCAAGAGACTTAAATACGCATGTAATAGCACTTTCGCAGATAACAAGAGCATCTGAAAGCAGAGATACAAAAGAGCCTACCATGGCAGAGTTGAGAGAATCCGGAGCAATCGAACAGGATGCGTCAAACATAATTATGCTGTGGAATCTGTCAGACAATGACAAGGGAGCCAAAGGCGTAAAAATCGAGAAGAACAGGCAGGGAATGACAATGCGTGAAGCAATGGAGTTTGATGGAGATCACATGAAGTTCGTTGAAATCGAAAAACCATTCAATGATGTTGTTGCGGAAATTAAAAAGAAAGAACGTGGGGACGGATTCAAGCCATACAATGGCGATTGTCCGTTTTAGATGTAGCGGCTATGGCAAGTGCAAAGATCGAAAAGGGTTCGGAAGAATGGCAAGTGTTTATGGATTATTGGCAATTCATTCAGAAATACTATTCCCCGGACAACTCTGATTCTTGGTGGGATGAAGTTGTAAAAGCCGGAGAATCATTGATAAACAAATACAAAGGCATGGAGATTGAAGAGCGCGCAAGACAGCTTGTATTGAGTCATTTTGCATGGTTGGAAATCACATACAGAAAGGAGAAATCAAAGAAATGAGCAATGCGTTGAGACGGAAGAAAAAGCCGACATTTTACACAAAACAGGGAATGCGGATTATCGGGCGAAATGATTTTGAAAAGAGAAATGCTGATAAGGTTATATCAAAATCGTACAAAGATTTTGTCGTGATCGGGTACATAATTCTGCATGACAAATTCGGTTTCGGACAGGCAAGAATCATCCGGTTGCAGGATTTTTTGAAATCCTACTTAGATGAAGTAGCATCCGGTGGAAATACTGGAAAGGACTTGTCTTTTTATCTGAAAAGTAAATACGGAATCGACATCAAAGAAGAAGTCGGAAAAATTCCACAGAGACAGTTAATGACCCTGTATGCAAAGAAAGGGTTCTGTATCGAGCGTGAAGCCTACAGGCTTTCCAGCGCATCTTTGTTTAACTATTTTGCGCTGACACTTACGATTCTGAAAAAGGAGTTTAAGATAACAGCGAAACAGTTGCAGTATTTCACGGACAAATTCATCGACTACATTGATACACTGGCTAATTACAAGCAGTTTCAGTTGACCGTGCCGATGATAGCGCAGAGTTTGGCGGATGAGATTAAGTTTGTATGTGATTTGGAGGTTTAAATATGCTGAACAGAGAGAAATATGCGAAAGAGATTTTGGATGTTGTGTGTAGTGGTCATTGCTTCGCTAAGGTTGATGGGAAAATTACAGAATGTGGCAGAACCGATTGCGATGAATGCGATTTCGGTGACAGCTTCATTTGTATGGCGAAAGCAATGGAATGGGCGAACAGTGAATATGTTGAGCCACCTGTTGATTGGAGCAAGGTAGCGGTCGATACGCCGATTCTTGTGAAAGACGTAAAAAGCGGCGAGTGGAATCGGGGATATTTTGCAATGTATGAAAACGGCACGGTGTTCACTTGGTATCATGGAGCAACATCATGGAGCGCAGAAGGTGAATCAGATATTGCAAGTTGGAAATTCGCGAAGCTGGCAGAAAGTGAGGAATAAACATGGAGAGATTAACAGAGCGGACAGCGGATGGAATCTTAGTAAAAGAGAATTACGAGAAAGAATCCTTAAAAACCTTGTATTCGTGCTATGGCGAAAAGCCTAATTCATATTATTCCAACTGCGAAGAAGGTTATTGCGCAATGGAGAAGTTAGCGGATTACGAGGATGCAGAGGAGCAGGGATTACTTCTGCGGTTGCCGTGTGGAATTGGCTCAGATGTATATATAATTCCTAGCAAAATCAATTATGAATTAAATATTTTAAGTCTGCACCCGGAGAACAACAAAGTTTATCATCAGAAAGTAGCCTTGATTACTTTTACAGAAAAAGGATGGTACATGGAGTGTGATAAGGATCGAGAATATGCAACAGACCGAATCCTGTCAGAAAAAATGTACAAGGAAACCTGGTTTTTATCACAAGAGGAAGCCGAAGCCAAGCTGAAAGAAATGGAGAAAAAGGATGTTTAATGAAATTTTCAATGTGATGAAATGCTTTCCGAAGAGTTATATTACTCAATTTGGAGAACTTATTTTATCAGACAAAGGGAATGTATATTTTACAGCAAAAGACTGTAATACACAGAAAGATATTGTCTGTAAACTTTTAGAGTGGTGTTCCAGACCACTTGCAAAGGGAGAACCTTACCGCCAAGAGAAGAGAAATAAAGAATGGAGGGAATCACTTCTTTCTGGATACAATGAATATCTCGGAACACAATTCACGCAAGAGGATATGTACTGGATTTACGAGAAACTCGGAAACGCAGTCAATCACGAATTGACGTTGAAATTTATTACAAGCGGATATGATTTGAAGCTTGTATATCCGGAGAAAGGAGAAAGTCATGGAGAATAGATATTTATTCCGCGGAAAGCGGATTGATAATGGCGAATGGGTGGAAGGATATCTGTCATACCCATTTTTGCACGAAAAGGGCAACGAAAGTTATTATTTCTACGCAAAGGATAGTTTGGGTTTCTTCTGTCGTTGTGTTGTAGATGCATCTACTATCTGCCAATGTACCGGCTTAAAAGACAAGAACGGCAATCTGATTTGGGAGAATGATATTGTAAAAGACTTATTTAGTGATGCTTGTGCACAAATCAAATACGGCAGTTATCAGAGTTGCTTTGATAGCACCAAAACTGAACATGTCGGATTTTATGTAGACTGGTCAGGCAAGTATACTAAAAGATACAGAAAAGATTTAGGTTATTGGACAAATATGGTTAATGCAGAGGTTATTGGCAACATATTTGACAACCCAGAACTGTTGGAAGTTGACTATGACGGAGAATGAAGCAATTAAGATATTAAAGAAAGACAGTTGTTATGAATGCGCACAAGGCACAGACAGCCCGTTTAATTGTGAATATGGGGAATGCAGAGTTGCGAAAGCTACTAGAGCAGCAATACAGGCACTTGAAGAAGTGCAGCAGTACCGAGCAATCGGCACGCCGAAAGAATGTAGGGCGGCGGCGATTAAGCAGACGGCGAAGAAACCTATATTTAACCATAACCTTAGTGATACTCTTTCTGTATTCCATTGTGAGTGCGGAAATGCAATTAAAGTTAGTCATGATACAGGAATAATGGATAACAACAATGCGCCAAATTACTGTAGTAATTGCGGTTGCAGGTTAGATTGGAGTGATGAAGAATGATGTTTCAATCGTACATAAATTTCATTCTGCTAATACTTATAGCTATTAGGCTAGATATTCTAACAGAATTTGGAGTTAAGCTTTTTTGCATTCTTTCAGTTGTAGGGATGATTGGGCATGAGGTTTTTGATTATTTGAAGAAAGGAGATAAAAAACGATGAAACTGATTGGCGCAGATGCACTAAAAGAATATTGCATGAATGCGAGTAAATCCGATGATGATTTTAGGAGAGTAAGTTTGGCAACATTGGCGAGCGTGATAGATGCGCAGCCGACCGCCTACGATGTGGACAAGGTTGTGGAACAGTTAAGGGAGCAACAAGAGAAGTTAGAAACAGATATTTTTGCAAGAGAATCTGATAATTGGTATGGGCAATACTGTAATGGAATACATGAGGGAATTGATAAGGCAATCGAGATTATAAAGGCAGGTGGAATAGATGGCAATTAAACCGATTTTGTTCAATAACGAGATGGTTCGGGCGATTCTGGACGGAAGAAAGAGCTGCACTCGGCGGCTGGTTAAACATGATGTTGAATCAGTTCTAAACAGTCCATATCATAAGGTGCATCCAGAGGTAGAGGATAAACAGATTATAAGCAAACTATGCAATCCGCCATATCACACGGACGATATACTGTACGTGAGAGAAACATGGAGCGAAGCATATGAAGAGGGAACATATATTTACAGGGCTGATGATAAGCTGGCAGACTTGCCAACGTTCAAGGAATCATCAAAACTGATATACCGTCCGTCCATCCACATGCCGAAAGAAGCCGCACGTATCTGGCTAAAGGTTACGGATGTCAGGGTGGAGCGGCTGCAAGAGATGAAGCCGGTTGATGTGATAAAAGAGGGAGCTTATCCTGATTGTTGGGATTGTCTTAATACATACGGAGAAAGCGGTTCGCAGTGCTGTTATGGGACAGAAGAACAGTGCAGTCAATGTGATGAAGTGATGATGGAATGGGAAAAACTTTGGAACTCCACCATCAAGAAATCCGACCTTGACCGCTACGGTTGGGATGCAAATCCGTGGGTTTGGGTTATCGAATTTGAGCGGCGTGAAAAACCGGAAGGAGTGTGAGGTATGAGTAAAAGCAGAGCTAGTAAAATGAACGGCTATCGTAGCATGGTAAGCCGTCAGAAAAATGATGTTTTTAAGTTTAAGCCTAAGAAGAAAAAGAAAGGGTGATACAGAATGAAGATTTTAAGTAAGAAGAAATACAACAAACTCATTGAAGATTTTGAGGAATTGCAGAAAAAGGTCGAGGAACTCAAAAGGATAAACGAGAGTATCGGGAAAAAGCTGGAAGATAAAAAGACAAGTTGCAAATTGAACAATGGCAAGGATTTCTGCTTTAAATGCGAAAACTCTTACAGATACAAGACATATTGGGGAGGAATGGAAACCGAAAAAAGCGGTTGCTTGCTTGATGTGTCTTGTGAGGGTTTTAAGAGAAAAGAAGATAACTAAATAAAAATCAAAGAAAGGAATAGGTTGTGCGCACATAAAACCGAGGTTTCCTTTTGGTAAGAGAAAATGTTAGATTTTGGATATTACAACATGGATTGTATGCAAGGAATGAAAGAATTTCCCGACAAATATTTTGACCTTGCGATTGTAGACCCACCATATGGAATTGGAGAAAATGGTGATAAAAACCATACAAGAAGTAACCTAGCAAAAGCAAAAGATTACAAGAGTTTTAGCGGAATGGATATAAAACCACCAAACGAAAAATATTTCAATGAACTGTTTAGAGTGTCAAAAAATCAGATTATTTGGGGAGCAAATCATTTTATCAGCAAAATGCCGTTTGATAGTAGTTGTTGGATTGTTTGGGATAAAGATAATGGAGATAACGATTTTGCTGATTGCGAGCTTGCATGGACTTCGTTCGGTACTGCAGTAAGGAAGATTAAATATAGGTGGCACGGAATGCTTCAGCAAAATATGAAGCGTAAAGAAAATCGCATACACCCAACACAGAAGCCCATTGCGCTATATGAATGGTTATTAAACAGATACGCAAAACCTAATGACATTATACTTGATACTCATGTAGGTAGCGCAAGTAGCTTAATAGCTTGCTATAACACAAATCATAAATTCGTTGGATTTGAGCTTGACGAATACTATTACAAAGTATCAAAGCAGAGGTTAGATACCGAAATGGCACAAATGAGATTAAGTGATTATATTTAACAGGAGAAATGGCTTATGAAATTTACAAAATTCATTAAGCCAGAACTTGAATACATTAAAGAAAATGCCAATTTCACGGAAGAAGAGGAGAGGATTTTCTCTCTTCTCTGCCGTGGTTTTTCACAAAAGCAAATATCCACAAAAGAAAATCTATCACTAAGAACGATAGAGTACAGAGTGAGAGATATAAAAGATAAAATAGAGAGAACGGGGGTATTTGATTGGATGAAAAAGAACTGTTGAAATATGCCGTTGATAGTGGTATTCTCGACATAGCACTTGTGCAGAAACAAGTCACTATGCAAAAGAGAGAAAAATTACTCAACAAAAATCCCTATAAAATCTATCAAGGAAAGGATGAGAACTGGTACTCATATCTGCCGGATGAAGTTAAGGGCAGACGTAAAATCAAGGCAAAGCGCAGAGAAGCGGTCGAGCAGAAGATCATCGACTATTGGAAAGAAAGAGAGGATGACCCTACAGTAGAGGAAATCTTCAACCGTTGGATTTCGCAAAAGCTGGAACTTGAAGAAATCAGCAGGGCAACCTATGACAGATACTTAATGGACTTTCAGAGATACTTTGATGGCATCAAGGATAAGAGAATCAAAAGTGTAGACGAATGCGAGCTTGAAACGTTTATACGAAATAGCATCCATGATTTCAACATGACTTCCAAGGCATTCTCAAACTTCCGGACGCTGATATATGGAATATTTAAGTATGCCAAGCGGAAGAAGTATGTCAAGTTTTCCATTACATACACGCTGAAAGACATGGATATATCGCCAAAAGCGTTTAAGCACGTAGTCCGACAGGCAAAAGACCAAGTATATATGCCGGATGAAAAGGAACGCATGGAGATGTACTTAAGGAATCACTTGGATATTGTGAACCTTGGATTGCTATTCATGTTTAAGACAGGAGTTCGTGTCGGGGAATTGTCGGCATTAAAGCGGAAAGATGTTGAAAACTACACGGTTGCTATCAATTCTACAGAGACTCGTTACCGGGATGATGACGGTTTTCACTATGAGGTCAAAGATTTTCCAAAATCAGAAGCAGGATTGCGATTTGCCATACTTCCAGATAAGTACAAATGGATTCTTGATGAAGTACGAAAGAGAAATCCCTTCGGGGAATATCTATTTGAGAGAGACGGAGAACGGTTGAAATCCTACAACTTTCGTGAACGTTTGCGCTATATCTGCGAACATGAACTGCGAATGAAAGTGAAATCTCCGCACAAAATCCGAAAGACATACGGAAGTATCTTGCTTGACGGAAAAGTGAAAGAGTCCACAATCCTTGATACCATGGGGCATACAGACATTAGTTGCACAAAAGATCATTATTATTTTGATCGTACCGGAATTGAGGAAAAGAGACAGGAACTTGACTTAATCGAAGCATTATGA